GGTTCACGGGAGGCAGGACCGGTTCACCGGCGTGACGAATTTCCGCGGGGTGGAGCAGCCCGGTAGCTCGTCAGGCTCATAACCTGAAGGTCGTAGGTTCAAATCCTACCCCCGCAACCAAATTCGCTAGCATTTCCAATGATTTACGCGAGCGCCCCGGAATACCACCGGGGCTTTCGCGTTTCGGCTCGCCATAGGCTCGCCAAAACGGCTGATCCAGCGACATACGCCATACGCCTCGGACCCGCGTCTGGGGCGTTCGCATGTCAACTCCGCGATACGTCCGCAAACCACTGGCCAACCAACAACTGGTGCCCTTGCGGATGCACACTGGCCGGACAGGCAATCGCCCGAGCCGGAACCGATGAGGATCGAGCGCAGCTGTGTCGCACTAAAAACGATAATGAAACCAAAGGCTTCTGAAGGCGCAGCCGATCACTCATAGCGGCGGGCATCGACATATTCGCCAAATATATGTGCGAATAAGATCGCCTATCTGAGCGAATATTGACAATCTGGGCTGCGGTCCCACATATTCAAAAAAGACACGTGCGTTCATTAAAAAAATTCGTCGAATATTGAGGAAGATAGTGACCGCAGAAGCCAAGACGCAGCCGAAGGCCGGGGCGAGCAAGCGCGAAAAATTTCGGACGCTCGCCGAGAACAGGACCAACAAGGCGCTCGAAGCGATCAGCCGGATCGGCAATCTCTCAAACCGACAGATTTATGAGTTTGAGGAAGCTGAAGTCCGTAAAATCGTCAGAGCGCTGAAAGACGCCGTCAACGAAGTCGAGAACCGCTTCGCATCGCCCAAGGGAAAATCTGATGCACGCTTCAAGCTCTAAGATTGGACCAGCTTCTAAACCTGTTGGCGCGGCGACAGACTTTCTCTTTCCCGACCAGATTCCAATGGACGCAGCGCACACACTGGACCAGCTGACCAGCCGTTTTCGCGGTGTCAGGGATGGACTTCCAGAGCTCATAAAGAACGCGAAAGACCAATACTCTCGGCTCGGAATCACAGATAACACCCTGCGGCAGATCGTGGTCGTTGCCGATACGGACGACCGCAGGCTCGCCGTGATTGATTTCGCCGGCGCACGTTTGGCCGATTTCGATGGTTGGACGACGTGGTCGAGCCGAACCGCGGGGCGAAGCGAGCTTTCTGACGATATTGAAGCCGGCCATGGCAATGGCGGAAAGGCATTCATGGTCCGCGGGGCTTCCGAATTCTCATTCCTTGAGTCCTGCTTTGAAGGCAAGCGCACCCGGATGGGCTTCAAGAACAACCGCCCCACGGATCGGTACAAACCAGGGTTCGCCCGAGAAAACGGCGTGATTGTGAAGGCAATAGACGCACCTGATACCGATGCGTGCTTCGATGCCTTCTTAGCGCAGTGTGGCATTTCAAGAGAGAACCTTCCTCCTAATGCCCTCGCTGCATTTCAGAAGCGAAAAGCCTTCACAGGGGTGCTGCTAAGCCGCGTCGCTGATTGGGAGGGACGCCAGAAGCGGAAGGTGAAGAGGCTGGCTGAGGAGGTCGTCCCAGAGATCATCGCGAGTCATGGTCAGACTGCGATGAGTGTTGAGACTTGCGAAGTATGGGTCGTAGTGGACGGAGAACTCGTAACTGCCTCCCCAATCAAGCCGATTGCGCTGGAGCCGTATCCCGGCTTTGAAAAACCGATTGAACATCAGATCCCCGATATCCTCCCCGATCCTGAGACGGGCGATCCGATTGACATGGTGGCAGGGCTCGATGGGCCAAGATTTCTTAGGCTTCACACCTCTTCCCGACAGCTCCAAATGTCGGACGAGACGAAGGCGAGGAATGTCATTCGGGTCTGGAATAGTCGCAACAACGTCGCGAATTGGCCACTGCACTCGCTGGGTGTCCTCGTCACGTCGGTAAGCTTCATCTATGGGGAGCTCCGTTGCGCTTCACTGGTTAGTGAGCATCTCTCCGGGGCGGAGCGAATCCACTTGTCCGATACCCCGCTTGTTCGAGCGCTAATGGAATGGACACGCCAAAAGGTCAAAGAGCTAGCGGAAGACCTGCATCGTGCGATGATGGCGGAGAACAGACCGCGGGACCGTGAGCAAGCCAAAGCGGCACTCCAAAGTATACGCGACCTCATGCGACGATACCTTGATCCGGACACATCGGGCGAGGGTGCCGATGATGAAGAACAGGGCTCGGGACCAACTGGAAAAGATGGCAAGGGCAAAAAAAGGAAACGGCGAGGGTCCGAGTTCGGAGAGCGAATTGATGAGATTGTTCTTGAACCGGGCCGGACGATCGTGTCACTCGCGCAGGGCACGTCCGTCCCGCTGCGTTTCAAATGCATCGAGCACCAACCCGACGGTTCGTCAAAGCCAGTGAGAGCTACCGACCTTCGCCTTGGTTCATCAGCACCGATCGCGTCCTTGGTCGAAGGCGACCGAATATCGGGAGATGTTGCTGGTCGCGGTGAGATCTGGCTGGAGACCGCCGACGGCAGCGTGTTCTCAAACAAGGTTAACTGCGAAATCGTAGCTGCGACCGAGGTCAATATCGATGTGCCGACGGAAGTGCTTCTGCAAGGGCAGCGAGTCAAATTGGCGATCACATTTCAGACGCCGAATGGTCCCAGAGATGACCTTCTTATAGACGGGGCGATAGACGAACCTGGCATGGGATTGATCGGGCGCCATGGCCGTTTCACGGCTGGATTCAAGGAGGGCCAGGCAACCGTTCGAGTCAGATTTGGTGCAGGCCCACACCAACAACGCGCCACCGTGATCCAGATCGGCTCGGAACGGGTGCCCGCCCCGGACACCGAGGGTGCCCGCGGAAGCGATATCCCGGAAATTCTTCTGTGCGGCGAGCAAGCTCCCGGCATGGAGGATTTTCCCGAAGAACAGCGGACATTGCCCGGTGGCGAAGAGTTGCCGACCATCATCGAGGACCCCTTATTTCCAAACGTTGTTTGGATTAATCCTACGAGCAAGGAATCGATGAGGGTTCGTCGAAGTCGCGGCGGGCCGTCCGGAGTTGGAAGCATTGCTTCCAGGAACTTTATGCATTTCGTGGCGCTCAAGTGCTTTGACGTGCTCAAGCGTCTGCATGTCCGGCAGGCTTTGAGGGGACGAACCGTAACTGAGTTCGAGTTCATTCAGCTTGCTGCATTTGCAGAAATCGAATGCGCCGATTTCATCGATGCAGCTTGGGAGCTGAGCGATCAACTGTTGAGCAGAGCGGAGAGTGCTGTTGTCCAAGATGTCGCATGAACGGCTAACCGCCGCTCAGGAGATTTTGTTCGGTGCTCGTGACCTCGATCAGGCCGGAATGAAGGAGTTCACCGAATGGGATCTCACAGTTTCGACTTGGAAGCGCAACCCGAACCGTTTTGGTTGCCGGGGATATGAAGATCTCTATCCCGACCACAAGCGGGTCATGATGGAGATTATGGGCTCCACCAAGAAGGATAATCCCCTGAGACGAGGGTGGATCGAAAAGACGCGTGCAAATCATTATCGCCTAACCGATATAGGTCGTTCCGAGGCTGATCGTCTCCGTGGCATGAAAGGCCAGGGTGAGAAGTCCCATCGATCGCCGCAGCCAATCTATGATGCTGTCGCGCCCCTTTATCGCCATGCCGTTTTTAGGAAGTACTGCAGTGATCCTAACGAGCCACGCATGTGGCTTGGAGCAGCTTCATTTCTTGGCCTCACAAGTAACGATGCCCAGCACGTCGAGGATAGGCGAAAGGCAACTCGAACCGCGATAGAGAACGCTCTCGCATGGCTGAATGAGACCGGATCAGACAGCTTCAGACGCGGCGTCTCCGGTGGCGCGGAAGCGATTTCAAGGGAAAGTCTCCTCAAGCTTCGCGACTTCTTAGAAGCGATCGAGAAACGATTTTCGAATCAATTTGAGGCGATCAAGAGAACGAGGAAGTAGCCCCGAGGCGTTTTCTACTCCGTGTGGGAATCGCGGCAATTCGCAGGTCGTCACAGGTTTCCGTAATTTGCTCGGGCGTGAAGCGTGCGATCGAAGAAGACGCATATTCCCAATTTGCCTCGCATGATATCCATCGCCGGCCAAGCTTTTCAGCGACCGCACCGGTCGTATTGCTGCCGGCAAATGGGTCAAGTACTAGGTCTCCCTCGTCCGACAAGAATCGGATGAAGAATTCGACGAGATCTGCAGGCATTCGCGCTGGGTGCAAGGGAATGCCACGATCTCGGCAAAACAACTGATACTGATCGTTGGAGTGCGTGTTGGTACCCTTTAGCAAGGTGCTTAGGGATGGTGCATCGTCTGCATCGAGGACATTTGGCGGAATCGCACCGTTGTTGTTTGTCTTGAAACTGCTCTTGCCAATGTGATGTTCAGAAGGCCGCGGACCCGCATTGTATTTTCCGGTCTCAATCAGCTTCTTCATGCTCGCGCTATATTCACGAAGGACTCGCCGATTATCGGCTTTTGGACGATCGGACGGCGACATCCACCAAATGCGTGTAAACGCATCCTTGACCCTGATCCGCTCAACGTTCACCCATTGCACAGGTGAAGGTAACCGAGCGGGGTTGTACCAAATGAACTCCTGACACAAATTGAGTCTACCTGCTTCGAGGAACCGAAGGAGCGCCCGAAGTACGAGCGTGGACATTACCGGGCGACCCGGTTCCCACGCGTTGCCGATTTCCACAACGATGGAACCATTAGGGGCGACGAAATCCCGGAACAGCGGCGCGAACTGCGAGAACCATTCGATGTATTCCTCCCCTTGAAGGTTCCCATACTTCTTCTTGGTGTTGAGCGGAAACGGCGGAGAGGTGAAGACGAGCTGAACTTCCTTTTGGTGTTGCTGAAGGCGCTTGCTCCGCAGCACTTTGAGAGAGTCGCCACAAAACGCTGCGCCCAGCTCCGTCTCATAAATCGATCTGGAAGCCCATCGGCGTGCCTTGGGCCCCGGCTCGATCACGACGTTGTACATAGTCCCCCAATCGCTCATGCAGCTCACAACTCCGCAGCTCAACATACAATATATAGAGTTCCGCCGACGGTAAACGGCTGTTTGTTGTGGAATTTCCGAGAACGCACAGGTAAGGGCCGATTTCGGCCTCGACACTCCGAATCACCTACGGGTCACTGATTGCATGGTCCGAATCGAACTGGGAGCGCTTTTTTCAGGGTGAATGATTGGATGGTCCCGCGGAGTCGCGGCGCACGGAACGCTGGAGGCAGACGGTCTTCCAGGCCGCATTGTGCTCTTTCACTTGCCGGATCGTTTCCTCCGTATCCCGCTTCGACCACCGGATCGGCTCGAACGCCGGGCAGGCGACGGCGTCAGTCCCGACGGAAGCCGTCGTCGTCGCGCAGCCGGGCAGGATCGGAAGCAGCGTCGGCAGCAGCATGGCGCGCATCGCGCAACCGCGTCAGACCCGCCTCGCAAAGATACGCGCCACCTTCTCGACCGTCCGCCCGCCGACGTAGGTGGTAACGATGAGCCCCGCCCATTCCGCCACCGTCCCCGTGAGCGGATCCGTCGTGCCGAGCCCGAGCACCTTGTCCCAGACGATCACCTTCCAGAGATAGATGATCACCGGCAGCGCGAGCAGGGGCCGGATAACGGCGGTGTACCATCGCCCCTGCTCGGCAATGATCAGCGCGTTCGCCTGCCGGCGCGCGTCGATCTCGGCCTCGATCTCCTTCGCCGCGAGGTCGGCCGCGAGCCGGTCGCGCGTGTTCGCCGCGTCGAGCTTCGCGCGATAGGCATCAAGCAGCCCATTCAGGATCGGGCCGCCGACGAGGCCGGCAAGCCATGACCACACGATGTTACCCCGTGCGTCCGGCGGTCCGCAGCCGCGCGATGATGGTAACGATGCCGAAGCCGATAACGGCGAGCCAGGCCCATTCGGGCGGGATCAGCGCCATGACCTGCGTCTTAATCTCGGGATCGCCGAGCGCGTCCGCCGCCTGCTGAACGAGACCCCAGGCCGAGCCAAAGAAAATGCAGAGCCAGCCCCAGGCGATGGTCGCGGAATGGGACACGGCGGCGGCGATGCGGTCACGCCATGTCGCGACCTCGGGCGGAAGCGGACGGACGAGGCCGCGCCGCTCGAGCGCGGGCCGCAGAAAAAGGACATGGGCCAGCGCCGCGCCGACGAGCGCGGCGAACGCAAGCAGGACGATCATGATCGCCTCCTATGCAGCGGAGAGTTCGGGAACGAATGGCGTTTCGGGAACCGCCGCCTCCTGGCGGCGGCGGCGCCGGCGCTCGACGATCACGAGCGGCCCGACGACGAGGAGGACCGCGCCGCAGCCGATCGCGGCAGCCTCCCAAGGATGCGCGGCAACCCAGTCGCGGAAGGCGCCGCCGGCGGCAAGGAGGCCGGTCACGCCGGCGCCGGCCGCGACCTTCTTTGCCGTTTCGGGCGCCGGCACCTCGCCCTTGCCGGCGGCGGGCGCGATCTCGACCTGCGGCGCGGGCCCGGGCGCGCGCCCGGCCGCCATGCGCAGGCTCGCCGCGCGGACCTCGGACACGCGCCGCTCCCAGCCGCGGCCGAACACCGGCCAGGTCTTGAGGCGCCTGAGGAAGGCGAGCCGCTCGTCGCAGATCGCGTTGACGACCGCCTTCGGGTCGCGCCGGACGAGCGCGCCGAGCACGGTGGCGTTGACGGCATGCGTGTCGTCGGCAAGCCCGAGCACGCGGCGCAGCACCTTGCCGGCACGGCCGATGCCCGAGTTCACGCCATAGTCGAAGACGGCGTAATCGACACCGGCGGGCAGGTCGTCGCAGCCAAGCGCGTCCCAATAGCGCGCGCGGTAGATCGCCTTCGCCTCGCCGGCCGTCATCGCGCGCACGTCGGCGGCGGTCGCGTTCGGCTTCGCGTAGCGGCGATAGTCGGAAATCGTAATCCCGTACTTGGTCGGCCCGCCGGGATCGGACGGATGGTTGGTGTATCCGCCCTCGTGCGCGAGCAGGCGCCCGAGCGCCTCGTCGTAGGTCCATTTCGCCATGGGGATGGTCCGGAATCGAACGGCCGCCGAACGGCGGCCATGGCAGGCGCCTAAATGCCGCGCGGCTGCCGGCCTTCAATGACGCGGTCGATCTTCTTCTCGATCTTCTCGAGGTGCATCATGATCCGCTCCTCGAGATCCTTCATGCTCGAGACCGAGACGAAGCTCGTGGCGACCAGCAGCTTGTAGTTGGACATCTCGTCCTTGATTTCGCGCAGCGCCTTGTCGACGGTCTCCCGGTCATGGAAGCGCAGCCAGAAGAGCGCGCCCACGAGCGGAACGCCGATGACGGTGATCCACCATTGCAGGTCCATGTCCTGGCCTCGTTCGCCCGTCAGGGCAGGATATAGACAACGACGGCGCGCCGCGGATAGGCGACCTCGGCGACGCGGTTTTGGTGATTGCCGCTGATGATGACGGGATTGCCGTTGGCATCCGTGCCGGTCACGAGGCCGACATGGCCGATGTGCCCGCCGCGCCGCACGAGGGCGATGGCGCCGGGCTGCGGGCCCCGGATGCGCCGGCCTATGCCCGCCCAGGCCGCGGCGAGCTGATAGTTGCGCGGATGCGGCAGGCTCGTCGCCTCGCCGAGGAAGGTGCCGCACCAGAGGGTTGCGCGCGAAAGCCCGATCTCGCGGGCGGTCTTGCCGAGATGGCGGCGGGCCTCCTCGACGGCGCGGAGGCCTGCGCCGAAGGCAAGGCGCGCGCCGCGGTCGGCCGCGAGGGCGGCGCCGGCGACGGCCCGCCTTGCGATGCGCGGAACCGCGCGACCCCCGCGCGGGCCTGCGCGATGCACGGCGCCGGGCTCGACATATCCCGAGCGGGTCATGATCGAGTCCGGACCGCCTTCGGGGCCGTTCGGCCATGCCGGGCCCGAGACGAGAAGAAACGCGAACGCGAGCGCAAGCCTGCGCGCCATGGTCCTGCTCCGTGCGATGTGAAGAAGAGCGTTCAGGACGCCGGGGCGAAGACGGCCTCGGCGCGCCCGGCGGAAAGGACGTCGAGCGCGACGAGGGCGGCCTTGGCCTCGACGGCAAGGCGGCCCGAAAGGTCGAGGGAGCCCTTGATGCGCATGCCGTCGAGCCATCGCATCAGGGTGGCGTCGCCCGCGGCAAGGCGCGTTTCGGCCGCCTTGAGAACGGCGAGATATTCGGCGTCGGAAAGGCGGGCGAGGAAGACGTCGGCGGGGATTTCCGGGGAGGGCGCGGGGGCTAGAGGCTTGACGAAGCGCGCGCCGTCGAAGCGGTCGCCGAGGGCAACGCTGCTGCTTTCGACCTCGACGATCCGCGCCATGAGATCGGGATGGAAGACGAGATCGCTCTTGCTTCTGCCGGGGAAGATTTCGGCGACGATGCCGTTGTCGTCCAGTCGCACGCAATCCATGGCCTACCTCTCGACGGCTTCCGTGACCACCACCCAGCCGGAGGCGCCAAGCCCTGCCGACGCGCCTTGCCCGGTGAAATTCACGTCGCCGCCGGAGCCGGAACCGTGTGAACCGTCTTGACCGTTCACTCCGTTGGTGCCGCCCGTGGCGGAGTGGTACGTGCCGAACGACGACGATCCGCCTGCCCCGCCGACGGTCACGGTCACGGAAGCGCTCAGCGCCGATGCGTCGAGGCGCTTGAAGGAGCGGCCGCCGTTGCCGCCGTTGGTAACTATCGGATTGCCAAAACCATCCGCGCCGATCACAGTTCTGCCGCTCCCGCCGGCCACGTCGCTGTGAACGTGCAGGGTTGCGAGCGAGAGATACCACGTGCCGCTTGCGGAGAAGGCCTCGACGTGCTGATGGTGGACGGGGTTGTACCGGTTCCAGATCGGGAAGCGGTAGCGCCCAGACATCATGTAATCGATGGTCCCCGACGTGTTCGCGCTCATGAACGCGCCGGCATGCCGCATGGTCGGATCGCCGTTCTTGACCGCGACGCCGTCCTGCAGAGCGAAGGTCGGCGCGGTGAACACGGCCGGCCGCTTCTCGATGAACAGTTTAGGCGCGCCGGCAACGTCCTTGACGTAGACGTCGAAGCCGGTGTTCGCGGGGACCTTGAAGGTGAGATTGTTGGTGCCGGACGCATTGGCGGCGGCGCTCATGGTGATGGTCGTCTGATTGACGATCGAGGCGATCGTCGCGCCCGTCGGCGCGCCGGTGCCGCTGATCTCCATGCCGACGATGAGCTGCGAGGAATCCGTCACGGTGACGGTCGCGTTGCCGTTCGTCGTCGTGCAGAGCTGCGTATCGGTAAGCCGGACCGACTTGTCCGAGCCGAGCGCGCGGACGTTCCAGCTGCTGCCGTCGTAAAGCCCGATCTGCCCGCCGTTGTAGGCGGTAAGGAAAAGCTGCGTTGCGCCGGCAACCGCGGTTCTGACGACCGGCACGCCGGTTGCAGGCGTAAGCCGCGCGTTGAACACGCCCCAGACGGTAGGGCCTCCGCCGCCCCCGCCGGCGGCGCCGGCGGAGAGCGCGCGCCATCGCGCGGCGACGGCGTCATAGAGCAGCATGACCGACTGGCCGGCCGCGATCGTGAGATTGGCGCCGATCGAGAAACGGTTGGCTGGCGCGGAGTTGGTATCCTCGTTCGCAAGCAGGATGCCGTTGTTGCCGGCGTTCACGATGCAGAGGAGCCGGCCGTCGGCGCCGCCGGCAAGACCCGTCAGGGTGCGCGTTGCATCGGTCGCAAGCCGCAGAACGGAGGCGGTGGGCAGGCCCGCCGGGTTGTAGTCGTTCTGATTGGCCGTGATGGTTGGCGGCGTGATGTCGCCGGAAAGCGCGATGTTCTGGTCGATGGTGGTGATGCGGTCGAGCGTTGCGAGCGCGCCGAACGGCAGCACGACGGACTTGGGGCGCCAGCGCGAGATCGCGGCATCGTAAAGAAGCGTGACGCTCTTGCCGGGAGCGATCGTGAGGCTTGCGCCGAGCGCGAAACGATTGGCGGCGGCCGAGCCCGCATCCTGATCGGCAAGCACGATCGGATTGCCGCCGACGTTCTCGAGCACGACCTCGCGCCCGGAAGCGCCGCCGGCAAGGCCGGTAATGGTGCGGGACGCGTCCGAAGAAAGGCAGAAGATATAGGCCTTGTCGAGGCCTGCCGGCGCGTAGTCGTTCTGTGAAGAAAGAATCTGCGGCGGGGTGACGATGCCGGAAAAAGACAGATCCTCCGGCACGTTGTTCGGGCCGCGATAGGCGCGCCCGTCCGAGCGGAACACCGCGATCACGCGCGTCCTGCCGGAAGAAAGCGTGGCGTCGCGCGCGACGATCATCATGTCGCCGGGCGCAAGCGAAATATTGTTCTGATTGGGCGTTTCGAGGTTCGTCGCATCGCGCACCACGGTAAAGGCGACGTCGGCGCGCACGATGCGGAACCATTGATCCCTGCTCGTTCCGAAGGACGTGACCGGGCCGGTGCCGGCGGCGATCGCGACATAGATCGTGTTGGCGGCGCCGATGTCCGTCGTTGCGGCAAGCGGGATGTTGGACCACGGGCCGAAGGCCGCCCCGGCGATGAGCTCGGAGATCATCCTGCCGGTCACGTGCTTGTTCGTCGAGGAATACGCAAGAACGCGGCCGACGGTGGTGACGGTATCGTCGGAAACGACGTCGCCGGAGCCCGCCCCGTCATTGCCCTTGTCGCCCGTTGCGCGGAAGGCGATCAGGCAGCGGTCGCCGGCAACGAACGGGTTCGCGCCGGACGCGCCGACATTGGTCACGCTGACGTTGACGTACCCGGCTGCCGCGGCGACCGAAAGGACGCGGAACACGAGCCATCTGGTCCGGTCGCCGAGCTTGGCGATGCGCACATGGCCCTTGATGACCGAGGTCGATTGGGAGAACTCGTCGAGCAGGTTGCCGATATCCCCGCCATAGGCATCGGCGAGATCGATGCGGATGATGGTTGCGCTCGACTGCCCGGACGCAGGGCCGAAGCGGAATCTGCCGGAACCGGGATCGGAATCATCGGTAGCGCCGTCGAAATCGCTGATGAAGGCGATGCCGGCGGGAATGCCGGAGGCGAGCGTCTCCTCGGTTTCGGCAAGCACGCGCGCCGGCGTCTTGACGATGCCGGCGGAACCGCCGAGATCGACGGCGGAGGCGGGGCCGGAAGCAGGCCCGGTGATGAGATCGACGAGCTTGTCGGCATCGGCGGTGATGACATCGCGGATGTTCTTGATGTCGTTTGCCGCCTGGACGACGTCTTCAAGGAGCGACATGGGTCAGTTCACGTGCACGTTGGGGTCATCGATGACCGCGCGGATCGAGATCACGCGGCCGTTCTGGCGGGGGCTCGTTTCGAGGACGAGCGCGCGGCGCGGCGCATCCTCGGCCTGCCCGAGAACGATGTGCAGAAACTCGGATTGCGGCTGCGCAAGATCGAATGGGGAGCCGTCCTCGTAGACGGGGTCCTGGGCAAGCACGATGGCGGTCGAGCTCGGCGCTTCTACGACCGCAACCGGCGCGGAATATCGGCCCATGCGGTCGCGGATGCGCGCCTGCCAGCCGGCGCCGAAGGTCCATACCGGCGGGCGCAGCAGTTCGACCGTGCGGGTCGACGCGTCCCAGGAGAGGACCCTGTTGGAAATCCCGTATCTCGGGGCGTCGTGCTGGACGATCACGAGATCGCCGCGCGAAGGAATGAGACCCTCGAGCTCGGTGTCGAAGGAAAGGATGACCGGCCGCAGGTTGTGCTCGGCGACCATGTAGTCGAGCTCGCGCCGCACGTGGTTGACGTCGGTTGCGCCGTCGAGCGGCAGGCTCTGCGGGTTGAGCGGCGGCGCGGAGCCTGCGAATGCCTTCCGCAGCGTGTTGAAGTTCCACGTCCGCTCGTCGAGGAACCTGATCTCGAAGCCGTCGTATTCGTCCTCGGACTGCGGCAGGCGATAGTCGATGCGCAGCGAGCGCGCCACGATGTTCTCCCGCGAGAAGCCGACGACGGGGATGCTCTGCGGCTCGTCGCGGAAGAAGCGGATGCGGTTTGCCTGCCGATAGGGGACCGAGCGGCCGCAACGCAGGACCGTCTGCAGGAATTCCCAGAGCGGCCGCTGCTCCGACGCATAATAGTTGAACGTATCGCCGCGCGCCGCAAAGACCTGATCGTATTGTCGGAGCCAGTCGAGATCGATGGCCGCGTCGGCCTGCCTTCCGCCGTTTTCCGAGCGGATGACATAAGCTGCGGCCCAGGCGATGGACCTCGTCGGTGCGGGCGCGCTCCATGCGGCGCCGTCCCACATGGGAAGCTTCCGCGTGCCGATGACGGCAACCTGCCGCGCGGAGCGCGCGTTGACGGATGCGGTTGCGCGGATGCGCACCTGAAGAATGGTGACGTCGCCGAAGTCGGCATAGCCGAGGAACGACCGCAGCCCGCTCCAGACGACCTCGTGGCCGGCGTTGACCGAGAGGTCCTTGTTGTCGAGGCGGCGCAGCCGCACCTGGTAGCGGGCGGCCTGCGGAAGCGTATAGCGGTAGGAGACCGTAAGCGGCGAATTCATCTTGGTCGTGGCCGCATAGCCGCCGCCCATGAACTGCCCGACGATGCCGCTTTCGGGGCTCGACGTGTTCGTCGCTCCGGGATCGGCGTTGAAGGTCTCGTTGGCGACGACGAACCATGGGCCGATCTGCGTGCCGAGGTCGTCGATTACGCTTGCCTCGATGCGCCATTGCGCGGATTTCGCGACGAGAGAGGAGCCGCTTACCCCGAAAAGCCCGCGCGGGAATGCGATGTCGATGCCGATGCGCGCGCTCGTCTGCCCCGCGGGGACGGCGGCGAAGGGGCCGTAGACGCCGTCGTCATAGGCGCCGGGAAGGTCGTTCGGCGCATTGAGCGTCACCGAGGAGACGTCGGGCGACTGATAGACGTTCGGCTCGAACAGGCTCGGCGGCGTGTTCGGGGAAAACACCTGATAGGCGACGTCCTCGAAGGTCGAGGCGCTCGTGCGGCCGAGCTGCACGTCCTCGACGGCGATCTCGCCCTTGCTCAGGCAGAAGGTCTGATAGAGCGTCTGCACGCCGCCCGACCATTCCCACCAGGCGGTCGCGGCAAGATCGGGCACGACGCGATGGCGGCCGAACCATTCGGGGATCGCGCCGCCGAGGCGGGCCTGGTTGTTCTGCGCCGCGATCGAGAACGCATAGGTCGGCGAGTCGATCTTGAACGTGGAAATGCCGGGCGCGTCCTGCCGCGGCAGCGGGATGAGCGCATTGACGGCATAGGACCCGGCGATGGCCAGCGCGCCGGTCGCAACGGCCGTCGCCGCGCTTAGCGCGGCGCCGGTAAGCCCGAGGGGCGCGACGAGGAACGGCGCGGCGATCGCGGCGATCACGAGCACGGCGATCTGGGCGATCGAACGCAGCGCATTGCCCTGCGGCAGGACGATGAAGTGGACGACGTCGCATCGGGCGCAGATTTTGCCATGCCAGTCGCGCTGCAGCACCCAGCGGCCGTTGAGCTGGGCAATGACCGCCTCGCGCCTGGGGTCAAGCCCCGCGCGGCGGGCAAGCGTCGAAAGGCGCAGCGATCGCTTGACGAACACGGCCTTTCGCGCACGCGCCGCGCTGACGATGTTGCTGTGAATATAGGCTACGGGCATGAGGGGTCCTTCCGCAGGCGCAGGAAGGCGACGATCTGCAAGCCGTGCGCCGCAAGATCGGGCACGCGCTGGAAGACGACGCCCGCCCCCGCGATCGCATGCAGCACGCCCTTGCGCCGGTCGGGTTCGATCCAGACGCCGATGTGGTGCGGCAGGCGGTGCGCGGACAGGTAGACGGCGTCGAGCTCGCGCGGGCAGTCGACGGGGACGGCCGAAACGGCGCCGCCGCCGAGGGACGCGAACGCGCGCACGCGCGCGGCAAGCGTCCCGTCGCAGAAGACGTCGGGGAGATCGATGCCGAGCTCCTGCCGCGCCACGAAGCGGAACAGCCCCCAGCAGTCGAAGCGGTCGGGCCCGCGCGCGCCCTGCGCGTATGGCAAGCCGATGAGGCGCCCGGCAAAATGATCACGCATAGGACAAGGTCGGGAAGCGCTCGGGGCGATAGATGTCGCGCGGGAACGGCACGTTGCCGATCGCGAGGAACTCGAGCCGTCCCGTCACGCTGTTGTTGTCCGCGCTCGCGCCGGCAAAACGAAAGCGAAGCGGCGGATCGTTGCTCGGCCCGTCCAGTTCGGAACGGAGGATATAGGTGCGGAACGTGACCTCGATCGGCTTTCCGCCTTTGGCCGCGGCCTCGAGAAGATCGTGCCCTTCGCGGTTGACGCTGTCGACCGTAAGCTGCGCGGAAACGACCGTGTCCACGCTTATGGCCGGAAGCGTGATCGAGAACGGTATGCCGATGAAGGTGACGATCCTGCCCGCATCGCGCAAGGACGAGGCCTCGATCCTCGCATTGAGCAGCGGAACGCCGTTGTCGTCGACGACGGTCGGATTGTCGCCGTTGAAGAGATAAAGCTCGCTTGCCCCGGGCGAAGGCTCCATTCCCTCGAACCAGAACGAGAGGGTATCGATCAGGATCTTATCGCTCGATGCCGAAGCATAGGCTTCGCGCATGACATCGCTCAGGGACGGATCAGGCATCGAAGCGCCATGCAAGAAAGAAGGGTTCGAGGCTCAGCGCTCCGATATCGGCGACCGCTTGCTGCAGGGCGGACGTGCCGAATTCGAGCACGAGGTCGACGATGCCGTCGGGCAGGATGACGGCATCGTGGATTTCGAGCTCGAGCGGAACCGTCATCAGCCCCACCGCGCGCGGCTTGCGCTGTTGCACGCTGACGACGCGGGCGAGAACCTTGCGATAGGTGTTGCCTTCGAGCGGGAGATAAATATTGAACCAGGCCGCGCCGTAACGCGCCGAGGTCTGCAGCCAGGCCTCGAAGAACTGCACCTGCGTCTCGTCCCATACGAAGGCGCAGGACACGCGCGCGGTCGGATTGGCGTTGATGAGGCGGCCGCGGGCAAGGCCGGAATCCATTTCCGTCCGTTCGATCGCCGAGTTGCGTTCGTAGGCGAACCCCTCGCGCAGCACGGCGCGGCCGAGAATGGCCTCGGGAAAATCCACCATCTCAATACCGTTTCGTCACGCCGTAATTGCTGCGAAGCTCGCCCGCGAGATAACCGGTTCCGTCGCGCTGGCGCTGCGCGAGGCTGCGGTCGACGACGTCGACGAGGATGTCGAGATCGAACCCGCCGCTGTCGTTGGGCCGGCGCGGGGAGAGCGAGACATCGACGCCGTCGCTTCTGCGGACGTTAAGGTTGATCACGGTCGAAGGGGGCGACGTCTTCTCGCGCATGACGTCGCGGCGCGAAAGAACCATTTCGCCGCGCTGCAGGATCGCGGGGACCTCGTCAGGCCCGATGAACGCGCCCGCATGCAGGCGCGGCGCGCCGGCAAAGGCGATCGCGGGGACGAGCCCCGGCATGCCCGCCGCGCCCACGAGGCCGCCGGCATGGAAGCGGAATGCGTTGATCAGCGAACCGATAAGCCCGCCCCCCGCACCGAGCGTTGCGGCATTCGTGCCGAACAACGCGTTCCGGAGCGGATTGGTGACGGCGAGCCGGAAGAGCTCGTTGGCGACGTCGCGGATCGCGGCCTGCGCGGCGTCCTGCCAGGACCGCCAGTCGAGCGTGCCCTGCGCGACAAGATTGCCGAAGCGGTTCATCGCGCCGTCGAATACGTTCTGCCAGCCCTGCACGGCATCGCGCGCGCGGTCGAGTTCTGCATTGAGGACGGCCTGCCGCTCGGCATTGGCAAGGATCAGTTGCCCTTCGGCGCTCTGCGCGGAAATCCCCTGCCGGCGCAGATCCTGCTCGGCCTTGAGGCGCGCGATATATTTGTCCTTCTCCTCGACGCTCCGGCCGATAAAGGCGATCTCGGCCTGCGTCTGCTCGATCGCGAACTGCTGGTCGCGCGCATAATCGCGCAGGAACCTGGATGCTTCCGCGAGCACGCGGCCGCGCGCCTGGGCAACGGCAAGCGCCTGCTGCTCGGGCGTGATGGACTGGCCGATGAGCTCGATGCGGGCGCGTTCGGCCTCGAGCGCCGCCTTCTGCGCCGGCGTCGTCGCATTGATGAGCGCGATCTCGATCTGTTCGAGCCGGAGCTTGCGCTCCATGGGGTCGAGAAAACGCACGTTCTCGCCGCCATAGCTCTGGAGCGCCTGCGTGACGCGGCGATAGGCGTTCTCGACGTCGCGCAGATTGCCGACGTTCCTTGCCGCGAGCGGGTCTTCGAGAAGGCGGCCGAGCGAAGCGCGTACCGCCTCAAGCTGCCGGATCGTCTCGGTCCCCGGCACGATGTCGCGGACGGCCTCGCCCACCTTGAGCGACAGCTCCCGCGCCTCCGCCTCGATGCGGCCGAGATCGGCCTGCTGCCGCGCGTCCGCGATCCTTGCGCGCAGTTCGTCCGCCTGACGCTGCAGGTCGGCAAGCACCCGCGTCGGCACGCCGCCGCCGCGGGAAAGCGCCGCCATCCGGCTTTCGATCGCGGCGAGCTGCTGTTCGGCCGTGCCGCCGCCGGCGGCGCGGTCGACGGCGCGGCCGAGCGCGTCGAAGGCGTTCGAGGCCGCGCGCTTGACCGCATCCCAGGCGCGGCCGAGCGCGGAGGTTGCCTGCTCGGCATTGACGAGGCTTCCGCGCATGGCCTCGAGCAACGCCCGCTGCGCGGCGGTCCGGTCGTTCTGCTCGGAAAGCTGGCGGATATATTGCCGCGTGCGGTCGTCGAGAAAGCCGAGCTGCGCATTGAGCGTCTCGGCGCCGCGCGCCGGATCGGCAAAGGCCTGCGCAAGCTGCTTGACGGCATCGCCGATGTCGGCATTGACGGTTGCCGCATAGTTCTTCGCGATCGCAATGAGGCCGACGAACAGATCGCTTCCGATCCTGCCGGTCCGCGCGAACTCGGCCGCCATGTCGCGCGCGGCGGCAACCGACACCGTGCCGGCCGCCGCGCCCGCTTCCGCAATCCGGTTGATGTCGGAAACCGTCGCGCCGGCGATCCGTCCCGCGCCGGCGAGCGCGGTCATCACGTTGCGCTGGCTTTCGAACCAGGCGTTCCAAGCGGAAACCGCGCCGATGGCGGCCGCCGCGATCGCGCCGCCGAAAAGCCGCGCGGGCGTGAGGATCGAGGCGAGCGCCTCGCCCACGCCCTTGAGCGCGCCGGCAACGCCGGCGGGCCCCATGACCTGCGCGATCTGCGAGCCCTGCTGGATCAGCACCATCAACGGACGCTGCCCGGAGGCAAGCCCGACCACGACGTCGTTGAGCTGATAGGTGAGGTTGGTGAGCTGCGCGGCTGTCAGCCGCGACTGGCCGCCCAGGGCGCCGAGAGCCTGGGCGCTTGCCTCGAAGCGCTGCCGCGCAAGCTGATGCGCGGCGGCCTGCTCGCCTGCGCTGATCGCCCCCGCCTTGAAGAGCGCGTCGGCTTCGGCAATCTCCGCATTGAGCCGTTTCTGCGCGGCGCCGAGCGGGTCGATCTGCGCGCGCAGCGCCTCGCTGCGCCGTTCGAGATCTTCCGAGGCCCTTGCGGCTTCCTCGAAGACCGCCGCCGACTCGCGCGCCGACGTCTGCGGCGCAATGCCGACGCCGAGGACCTGGTTGAAGGCCCGCTGCGCCTGGTCGGCGGCCGCGGCCTGTCTTGCCGCCTGCGCAAGGCGCTGCAGACGCTGCGTCTCGCGGTCCGCGGCGGCGCCAGCCGCGTCCATCGCTGAGGCGATGCCGCGGAAGGCCGCACTGCCGCTCGTTGCGACCTCGTCGAAGGCACGCTTGACCTCCGCCTTGCCCTCGACGTTGAGGCGGATCGAGACCTGCGTCGTCGCCATGAGGTGTCAGCCTTGCTCGGGACGGGCACATCCGGCGCGTGAAGGTCCGCTTACCTGCGCGCCTTGGCGGCGTCCTTGCCACAATTTCGCCACGAGAAAATTGCGTGCATACGAATGATGCGCGGCATAGGACAGAATGCCGTGCATCGCCCTTAAATCCATCACCATGAACGAAGACGAGACGATGCGCACATTCGCAGCGATTGCCGCGATCATTGCGGTCTTTGCAGCAACCGCTCAGCCGACGCTTGCCCAGAGCGGCCCAAACCCGGATCAGCTCGTGATCAAGCAAAAAAGCAGTCGTTCCCAGGAGGCTCCGATCGAGGACAAGGCCAAAAAGGCCAAATCCAAACAAAAAGTGCCCGACAAGTGTGGTCCCACCATGCCGGGCAAGCCTTCCACCTCAACCTGCTGAACGCGGGGCGAATAGATCCTCAACACTCCGTCGTGCGGGCAAAGGCCCGCACGACGATCGGTTCGATCTGCGGCAGCGCCTCGACGAGCAGCGGATTGAGCGCGCCCATGGCGGAGGCCAGCATGAGCACCGCGCCGAAGTCGAGCGCGTAGACGCCGCCCGCGGCGATGCAGACCTCGCCGGCCAAGCATCGGATCGCGGCCCGGGTCGCGAAGCGATCGGCAAAATCAAGACATGGATGGTAACAGGTAATTTCCGGGGGTCTGTTCGTTGCGAACGGGTCAGAACCGAAGACCGGCCGTGATCCTGCCGCGAATTGTCTGTTGTCCGCTGCGACCGATGTCGTCGTAGGAAACACTCGCCCGCATCGACAACCCTGCCTGCGATAGCAGGGCCAAGCCGCCCCCGATCTGCGCGCCCCAGCGCTCCGGTGCGATCACGATCGTCCCGAGCTGCGCGATGCCGCCGCGCACGAAATCATATTCTCCCCGTACGAAGATGAAGGGCTCAAGCTTAAGTCCCAGTGAAGACAGGTCGGCGCGGTATCGAACTTCAGGGCCGAACGTGACGCGTCCAAATTCGGTGACGCATGCCGGGACGTTGTTGCCAAGACTGGTGATATAGAACGGTTGCTGTTCATGCGCGTAAAGAATCCCGACACGCGGCGCGACCCTCCATCGCTGCCAGTCGTAATAACCGGTCAGATTGGCCGAAAAGAAATAACGATCAGCTTCAAAGCGGCCGGTTTCCGCGGTACCGCCGGCATTGCTCAGCAGCGTGTATGATGCACGGGTCCACCCCGCCCATCCATCGAAGACGAGGGCGGGGCCGAGCTTGACGCCGAAATAGGGACCGACCGTATGTCCGCTTCCCTTGAAGCTGCCGCTGTTGAACGACGTGTCGAGGTCGTACTTTTCTTGCCCGGCAGCGATCCCAACGAGCCAATAGTCGGTCGCCCTGTAATCGATGCCTGCAAGTCCGGTATAGAGATGACCACCGAAACCGGAGCCGCCCTGTTCCACGTCCAATGCAAAGACGCTACCCGAAACCCAAACGTTCCAAAGTCGTCGAGCCTCGGCACGTGGTGCAGGCACGGGGGCCAATGCAGCGCTCGCGCTTTGCATTGCCGGAGACCATAGTCGCGTCTCGTTGTCGCCCTCTGCGGCCATCGCGCGGGGTGCCGTTGCGAGGAGGGACGACATGCGTTGGAAATCCTCAAGTCCCACGCGAAAGCGCAATGCCTCGCTCGTTCCCCCAAACACGCCGCCGCCGGTGCCTCGCAGACGGTCGTTGACGGCATCGGAGATCGTCTGGCTGTTTTCGGGCACGACATGGTTGAGCACGAACAAGGTCGCAAGGCGGCTTACGGACAAGAACTCGTCGGAGCCATGACCTGCCAAGATTAATGTAAGCTGCAGCGTCGATTCCTTCTGGATATTGTAGTCCGCGAGCGTCCTGCCGTCCTGAAGTTGGATGCCGGCGAAGCTCAACCGCTGTTGCGCGACCGGGATTCCTTCGAGATTCTGGATTTGCTGTTTCACGCTCGCAATCGTATTGCTCGGCTCAACCTCGAGGGTGATCGTACCCCCAGTAGGTGTTTTGACGAAAATCTGCATCGCATGGGTCGGGGCGATGCCGCCAAAGAGCGTCAAGGTGAATAGGAGCGCATGGAGCGCGTACCGCCTGCCAAGAAAAGGACGCCGGAATTGCCGCCCGTGCAATGACATCGCCGCTGCACTCGACTAAATTCAAATCCGAAATGATAGCGGATGTCCCCAAACCGCAAAATGGCGTCGCATCAACGGAAACATCACTGTGGATTGCGGATGCGCGTCAGCGCAGGGAGCGGCAGAGAAGGTGATCTCTCAAGCCGGCGAGAATCCAGCGACGATCATCGTCATCATTATCATCGTAATCAGGTGAGGATCCATCGATGATGGCAGTCTCAATCAACATCATAATCACCATCGTCATGGTCACGAAGTCATAGCCAATGGTGAACCGCCAAGCAGCGACTAGGGAGCCTCCACGGAACGCGCGTACGCCCGCACGATGATCGATTCAATCTCCGGCAGCGCCTCGACGAGCAGCGGATTGAGCGCGCCCATGGCGGAGGCCAGCATGAGTACCGCGCCGAAATCGAGCGCGTAGACGCCGCCCGAAGCGGCGCGGACCTGGCCGGCGGCGCACCGGATCACCTCCCAGGCCGCAATCCCGTCGGGCGTGCGCGGCGCGTTGAGGACATAAGGGCATTCGACACAGATCTCGGCGCATGCGGCGCAGTAGCCGTCGCCCCCGCCGAAGTGCCATTCGGCGAGGGCGATCAGGCGTTTTTTTCTTCGGCCTGCAGCAGGACCGGCGCGACGTAGAGCCGATCGATCGCGTCGAACACCGGCCAGCATTCGAGCGCCGCATCGATCGCCTCGGGCGTGGGGTCGACCGGGTTTCCGTCCTTGTCCCCGATGCCTTCCCACTCGACGATGCCGGAGCGCGCAAGCACGCGCGTGAAGGCAAAGCCCGCGCGCGTTTGCGCATCCTCGCCGCCGGCGCGCAACACCTCGGCGGCGGCCGCGCGCGCGGCAAGGATCGCGGCGACCGTTGCCGGTCTTAACCTGATGCGCACGCCCGGCGCCACGTCGAGCCAGAACGGGTCGCGATCGGAAGAAAGCCTGATCATCCCTGCCTCAATAGGTCGCAACGTCGTTGACGAGCACGGCGGTCATGGTCCTGTTGAGCGAGGGGTCCTTGGCCGCCTGGAAGGCGAAGGTCGCCTGAATGCCGCCGGGGCCGGAGACCGAAAGCTTCGGCCGCGGCAGATAGACCTCGTGCAGCGTGAAGAGGAGCGAACGGTTTGCGTCGATCTCCCAGCCGAAGGAGAGCTCGCAGGCCGCGCCGTTGATCGCCTGATCGAGCAGCGTGGTGTCGGCAAAGCGCACGACGACGTTGCCGGTCGCCGCGACCATCGCCGGTTCGGCATCCTCGATCCGGCCGTCGGGGCGGATGACCTCGACCTTGTCGAGGTTGTTGGAATAGGAAAGCTCCGCCGAGACGACGTTGCCGAGCGCAACGCCGTTGCGCTTGATCTCGCCGAGTCCCTGGCTGAAGCGCTCGACCGCCGCCTCCGACGGCGTGCCCGCGCCGGAGGATATCGACCGCGTCTCGCCCTGCGCGATCAAGCCCATGGTGGCGTTGAGCAATCCCGAGCGCTGCATCTGGATGGCCATGGAATTGGCGCGCACCCCGAAATTCATGCCGTAGCTCGGCACGTCGGGAAACCCGATCTCGATCGCCATCGAGGGCAGGGCGATCGCGCCCGAGACGAAGGTGTGCGTATAGGGCCCCGACCCGGTCGTCGTGGGCGCGCCGAGCAGGAGCTTGAGCCAGCAGCCGAAATTGCGCAGGTCGACGGGCACGACCACGTCGCCCTCGTTGGCGGCGACGTCCTTGCTCGGCGGCAGCGGCTCGCGGCCGAGCCCGAGGAGGTCGTTTTCGACAAGCTTCTGCTCCTCCCCGAGCGCCGAGGAGACGAAGGGAAGCTTCTTGTAGCCGCCCGCCGGCGGCGTGCCGTAGGTGGTCTCGTACGCCGCGGCCATGACGGCGTTGGCGCCTCTCGCGCGTGCCATGGGACTCTCCCGGATTGTTGGCGTTCAGTTCAATGGATCGATCGTGGCGTAGCTCGCCACGATCGCCGCGTCGGCCCAGCGCACGGCCTGCGCGCCCGAGGCCTCGACATCGGCGGTCGCCGGCGCCTCCGCTTCGAGGAATTCGCAGAGACCGCCGAGCGTGCGATCGGCGGCGACCGCCGCGCCGACGGCGGCGAGCATCGCATCGAGCGCCTGCTCGCGCGATTGCGATCCGCTCTCCCGCGCGGCGATCTCGAGCGCAACGCGGTGGGTATAAAGATAGGTGAGCGGGGAAAGCAGCACTTCGGGCTCACCGGGATCGCCGTCGCGCACGATCACGAGCCCGCCCGGCGGGATGCGCTCGGGCTTGGCGAGATTGCGCTTAACCTCGGCGAAGGGCAGAGCAGTTCTAAGGAGAGCAAGCACGCCTGCGAGCACTGCTTCGCGTTTCGAAGACAACGGTATTTCTCCGAGTAAAAGCGGCGCTTCGCCTGCATCCGGCTGCCGCCCCGCGGCCGCTTAGCGGCCCGACTTCAGGTGACGGCGTTCGAAATTGCGCGCTGTACCATTCGATTCGGCGCGCCACGGACTGCCCCCGATCGCGCTCGGGAAGCGCAACCGCAGGCACCGCGCTTCATCCCGCCATTGAAGCGGGTCGCGGGCGTTGTTCGCGCGAGAATAAAATAGTCGGAATTTGATCATCGACCGAACGCGGTATCAATCAAGATCGGAGCAAGCGGGGAGGACCCGGGTGCCTGATCGTGCGAGGGGCCCCGCATTCGGCTTCACCCCAGCGGGCTGCAACACCGGTGCGTCATTGCCGGGCTTGACCTGGCCATCGATGCGTTCATTTTTCACGCGATACATTAAGGCGACGTTCGTTCGTGGCGCGTTACTGCAGCCGGACGAGCGGATGTGGACAGCAGATTGTCGACTCGATGCGAGGCATACGATGAAGAAAGCAAGCGCGGCAAGGAAGACGGTCGCGAAGAAGAAAACCGCTGCGGTGAAAGCCGCCGGTTCGTCCGCCAAGTTGGTCGACGCAAGGCTCAAGGCGCTCGGCGACTGGCGTGGCAGGATGCTGGCTCGGCTGCGCGCGCTCATCCGGCAAGCTGATCCGGAGGTCGTTGAGGAGGTGAAATGGCGAAAGCCGTCGAATCCAGCGGGCGTTCCGGTCTGGAAACATGCCGGAATCATCTGCACCGGCGAGACCTACAGAGACAAGGTGAAGCTGACCTTCGCGAGAGGCGCCGCCCTGCCGGATCCCTCCGGCCTGTTCAATTCCGGCCTCGATGGCAACGTGCGGCGGGCGATCGACATCCGCGAGGGCGAAACGATCGACGAAGTGGCGTTCAAGGCGCTCGTCCGCGCGGCGGTGAAGTTGAATGAGGGGAAGAAGGTAACCTAACCCTTTCTGGGTGGATTGTCCGCCGAAGTTCTAGCGAAGGCGGAAGGGGTGGGATGGGTTACAATTTTCTTGAACTTCCACAACCGGTTCCTCATCACAAGGATAAGATGAGCCGTGCCATGCTCCCCCGAGCGGATTGGCGCGACTGGTTGATCTCGAGCTCAGCGAACCGCGCGAGACTAGGCCGCGACTCTTGCCAGCCGAGATAACAGGCTTCCGCCCGAATGAGGTCGGAGATGCCTTACTGAACGATGCTGACGTCGGTGCCCCCGTGCAGACGGCCTTGAGCGCGACCATCACCGTCATCTCGTCCGGCAGACAGCGCTCGCGCACCGGCGACACGGCTGTCGAAGTCGATATGCAGGGAGTGCGCCGCCGGTGGCGCGAGCGCAATGCGGTGGATATAGAGGTGGGCGAGCGGAGAACGCAGCACCTCGGGCTCGCCGGGATTTCCGTTTCGCACGATCACGAGCCCGCCCCGGCGGGATGCGCTCGGGCTTGGCGAGTTTGCGCTTAACCTCGGCGGAGGGCAGTGCGGTTCTTAGGAGAGCAAGCACGCCTGCAAGCACTGCCTCGCGTTTCGAAGACAACGGTATTTCTCCGAGCACTCAGCAACAGCCGGCGCCGCATAGATCGAACAGTGGTTGACTTGGATTATTTTTTGGTCTTCGGGAGCCGGGTCTTCCTGGTGAGGATGTGGTTGGCTCCCTTCAGCCCGGCTTTATGTGGGCCGGCCCAGATGAGATAGTATAGTCGCCCGCCACGCGTATTCGTCACCAACTGAGCATCCGACACATGGCCAAATACGGCCTTGAGGCGCTCTCTGTACCAAGCAAGTAGACGGTCCTCAGAGTCAGCAATTTTGATGGTACGTTTTCCGTCAAGGAGATCGAGACCCTCTTCGTAGGCGTGTTGGCGCCAATCGGGTGATCCGAAAAAGGTATCGAGCGAAATCTGCCATCCCGAGGGCACATTACCCGAGTTAGGCATCATCCTTCTGAGCGCCATGCCAAGTGGGAAGTTGACCATCACCTCAATCGCGCCCGTCTTCGCAATTACTTCAATCGTCCCCCATGGCACCTGAAGACCGAAGGGATCGAGAAATATGTAGCCGCGGTGCTTTGCCTTCGAGATGCCTTTCAATAGCTCCTGTAAAATGGAATTGGCATCCCCTTGGCGAATCTCGATCGTCCGTCTGCCTTGATATTCAGACCGAATGCGCTCAAGTTCCACGACTCGATCATGGTCTTTGTCTATGAAGATATAGCGGTCAAACGGGTTTGCGATATCGAGGGCGACGCGCGGTGATCCCTTGAGAAAAATGACTTCCTGCTCAACCGGATCGGTGGACAGGTCCGCAAACAACTGAAGCGATTGATCGCTGTCCTCGCGCGGCTTAGTGCGCACTTGTGATAGACCCGGCCCCGCGAAAGCATCGATGTAGATTTTCTGCCACTGCGACTGATTCTTGAGGCGGGTCGTATAGTAGTTAAGAGCGCGGCTGAGTGCATCCAGCTTTTCAGCCGCCCAAGGACCAACGCTGTGGTCTCTCGGTTTCTTGCTCATTCAGCCGCGACTGGGTAACTGCCGGGAGTCGTCAGCGGGAACTGGTTCCACTGCTCTCCGTCGAGTACACGCCCCCCTGATTTCGGGCGTAGGCCGCCCCATTGCTTAAAGAAGAAGGGTATTTTGGCTTCTTGGCACTGGTCACGAATCTCACGCACCCATTCAGGGTCCATGTAGCGCGCGCGAGGACCGCTTTCGCCGCCAACGATAACCCAATCGATTCCGCTCAGATCAATCTTCCCCACGCGGCCGATGAGCGGTTCGATCGACAAGAAACGGGTCCCGGCTGGCGTATCCCGAAGGTGGCGCACACGCGATATCTTGCTGCCGTCTTCGATCGAGACGCCGCACCATATGTGTTGTGGGCCGCGATTTGCACCATATCGGCGGCGCAGAAAGTTGCGCATCAACGACGAACGTTTAGTCAGAACTTGAAAAGTGTGCCAGTCCGCTCGCTCCATGGTTTCAAAGACGCGCTCGACAAACTCTGTCGGTATTTCCTTGTGAAAGAGGTCCGACATCGAATTCACGAAAATCATCCTCGGCTTTCGCCAACTAAGCGGCTGCGTCAGCCTCTCAGGGCGAAGGACAAGATCGAAGCCATACTCGAACGGATGCCCGGGAACGCCGCGAAATCGTTCAGCGAATCGTTCGGCGTAGCAGTGGTCACACCCCGCACTGATCTTCGTGCAACCAGTGACAGGGTTCCACGTCGCGTCGGTCCATTCGATTTCGGTGTTTAATGCCATCAGCCACCAGAACAAATCAGGAACATACTAGCCCCAAAAAGCAGCCCCCGTAAACCCTACTCGACAGTTTACTATTTCGCCCAGCCGACAGTGCCATCGCTCTGGGCACCGATGGCCTACTTCCAATGCTGGACGATGAGGCCCGGTACCCGTTCGGCCCATCGCATGGCGATCGCGTCGATATCCAGCCGCTTCCTCAGCGTGACTTGCGGCACGAGGATGAAGACAACGACCGTAGAGCGGCCGGCAAGGCGGGTATAGACAGCGCCGCCGCGCGTTCTGCCGGTATTCGGCCGGGCAAGACCGCTCCTCGATAACCGCGCGTTATCAGCGATCAGCAGCGACGGCCGCCCGCGCCGATAGACGAAGCGCAGCCGCATGCCGGTACGTCGCTCCCAGCCGCCGGGCGTGATGCGCCTGCGCGCGCCGGTCGCCGCAAGACCCGTTGCGCCGGCAGCCGGCGTCGGGATGGCGAGCCAGAACCCATGACGCGAGCGGATGGTCACGCCGCGGTCGAAGGCATCGACGATGTTCGGCGCTTTCGACCAGACGAAGGACGCCGCTTCCAGGCTGACGCCGCCCTCGGGATAGGTCTTGCCGCGCCAGGTATTGGCGAGGCGTTGGCCGAGGCCGGCATCCACCACGTCGGCGCGCAGATCAACCTTGAGCCCCTCCGTTACCTGACGCATCGCGGCGGTCACGGACCGCGCGATATCGACTTCGGCGCCATTGAGGCCCTTGGCAAGATCGGACGTTTGCAGCGCGAAACGCATCGCTCAAGCCTGTTTGGCCGCCTCGCACGTCCATACTAGCCCGAGGCCATCCGATAATGGCGCGGCGATGACCTCGTAGAGGTCGCCGGCAATCTCGAACGTATCGCCGGTGGCCAGTTCGGCGATGTCCGAACGGCGCACGTCGATCAGCACGGAGGGCAGCACAGCGCGGCTGTCGCCTAAGCTGACCACCGCATCCGGGCTCTTGCGGATTACGCGCACCGGAACGCCTGCTCCGGCGCCGCCACTCCGCCACAATGCGTCTTCGCCGACGTTGCGGTCGGCGAAGATCGCGTCGATTGCCGCAGCGAAGGCGGCCTGCATCAGGATCAGGCCTCGTTGGCGCGCGCCGCGCCGTTGAGCCGGACGCGACCGGTCGTGCTGCCGGCGGCATTATCAACCGTAGCGACAGCCGCACCGATCAGCAGATTGCCGGTGGCGACGTTGGTGCAGCGCTTGTTGGTATTGTCCCAATAGATCAGCTGCCCGACCGTCCAGGCCTGCGAGCCGATCTTGGTGAGATCGAACACGCCGGTGGTCTTCAGCGCCACGTCGGCGCCGCTCAAAGCGTCGCCGACGCAGACGCCGAAAAGCTGGCCCACTTGGGCGCCCTGGCCGGCGGTTCGGTCATATGGCGCGGCGACCGTGATCGTGTCGCCTGCCTGGACGTAGTTTTTCATGAGGTGTCTCCTGAAACGGAAAAGGCCGCTCGGCGGCGGCCCGGTCGGGTTGGCTCTTGCGCTGCGATCACTGCGCCGTTACGCCGGGTTGACGCCGGCGTTGTAGAAGAGGCCGCGGAAGTCGAGCGCCTTGGCGGCGAAGTCGTGCCGCACCTTGATCTCGACGCCATCGACCTCGAAGCCCGCCCGCTGATCAATGAACGGTTCGGTCTGCCCTTCGAGATGGGCGTACTCGACCGTATCGACGAGGTTCGGATCGGCGGCGAGGTACCAGGGCTGCGGACCACCGGTCCTGAACAGCCGCGGCTCTTCGACGATCGTTAGCGATCCCGTGAAGGCATTCACGTCGGAGGCCTTTGCCGGCGTGGTCGCGGCGATCATCTTGCGCGCCTCGATCGACCGCTGGCCGGGCGGGACGAGGATGAACCGCGGGCGCGCGTCGATGTATTCCTTGTCGGCGCCCGTTCCGTCGCCGAGGTCCTTCTGCTGGGTCATCTTCTCCCAGGCTTCCGACAGCGCGGTCTCGCCGATCACGGCGGCCGTGCCGACATTGCCATGGTTTGCGTGGAAAAGTGCGATCCCATCGGCGAGGTTCGCGTTGGCAAGAAGCACGTTGTAGACGATGGCCGATTCCAGATCGGCCGCGCGCTGTCCGGCGGAACCGAGAGCGCGGTCGAAGGCGCGAAGATCATCGTTGATGATCGCCTGCCGCGTCAGCGGGACGATGCGCCCGTAGGTCGCGAGCTGATAGGACTCGCGGCCTTCCGCGATCGAGCCGTAGCTGAACTCGGCCCCTTCCATCACGGCCTTGAGAGCGGGGAAGCTGCCGATCTGCGTCGGATACATCGGCTTGAAATCGGTCGCCGTGATCCCGCGCGCCCATTGCTGGAACGTGCGCGGCGTCATCGCATAGGCCTGGCGAAAGCGCTTGCCCGCCACCGCGGCCAGGATCAGCGGGAAATCGGACGTTCCCTGCATGCCGGCGGCGCGGGTCGCCTGATACGCGATCTCGCCCGAAGTCATGCCGCGGGTGCGGACGCCTGCCGTCTCAAGGCAATCACGGGCCACATCGATCAGCCGCATCCCGCGGTATTCCCGCGCGCGGTCGGTCATCCGAAAGGCCTGCGGCTGCGCGCGATGAAGGATCGCTTCGGCAATCGCCTCGCGGCGCGTGACGGTAGCGTCGAGACCGCCTGCCGGCATGGAGATCTGCGAGTGGCCGGCGCCGCGCGCGTCCCGTTCCGCGAGCTTATCGAGGATCACCTTGCGCGCATCGGCGATCGAGACGTTTCGCTTTACCAGATCGTCGGCGAGCGGGCGCTCGAGCTTGAACTGCTCGACCAGGCCCGTGATGGTCGTGATGCGCTCCTGCTCCTCGGCCCGGACTTGATCCGCGTTGGGTGTGGCCTTGCTGGGCGAATTCGCCGAACGGTTCTGGTCGGCGGCAGTTTGCTCGTGATTGTCGGCCGGCATGTTGCCCGGCACGTCGTCTTTCTTCGACATGGCATGGTTCTCCTGATGGCCGGGCTCCACCCGGTTCGTAACTTCGAAGGGGAAAAGGCGGTCGGGCGGCACCGACCGGACTTGCGCGCCGGGATCGGCGCCGATGGTCACGAAGCTGATCTCGTAAGGGGTCCAGCGTTCGACGAACCACTTCTCGACTTCGCCAGCCGTCTCGGATTTCTCGATGCGCACCCTGTCGATCGAGTAGCCGACCGAGACGTTGCGGACGATCTTGTCCGCGACGAGCGCGAACAGGCGGTCGGCATTCTCGTCCACGCCCGGCCTGGGGAAGCGCACGGTGGCGATGCCCTGGCCGCTCTCAATCGCGGCCCTCTCGACCACCGCCACCTGCGATTGGGTGGACCACGTGTCGTGGCTGTCGAGAACGGCCGCGCCGGCGTTCAGTCGCGAAAGATCGACCGCGTTCTCCGATACAACGAGGATTTCGTCGTAGTTGAGGACCCGTCCGCTCTCCCAATCGTATCGCCGCCGGCGCACCGCGGCGCCGGTGGTCCAGATGAGATCGACCGTGCGCGCCTCAATATCGATCGCGGAAACCGGCGCAAACCGGGTCTGCATCGGGAGCGCCTGTCGGCGCTCCCGAAGGGCTGCTTCGGGCATCGACTGCCTCCTGTTCAGTTGTTCGTCTTCGTTCCCGCCTTGGGCGCGTTCTCGTTCGCCGGGTCCTTTTGATAGAGGCCTTGTTGCGTGACCTTGCGCGGATCGCTGTCGAGAATGATGCCTAGCGCGTCGAGCTTGGCGTTGGTCGCGGCGATCTCGGCGAGGATGTCGTCCAGGTCTTCGCCCTGCCGGCTGATGACCCGCGGGAGCGATGTGGCGCCCATGCGCAGCATCATGAGATCGGCGCGCGCGTCATCGAGCGGGTTCAGATACTCGAAGCGTGGCGGCGACCACGTGACCGCGATCCTCGGCGCGGGCACAAGGCCTGCGATGTATGCCGCCTCGGTGAACCAGTTCCAGATCGGCTGGCAGAAGGTCGGAATGACGACCTGCCACTGGATCGCTTCGACGATGCGGCGGAATTCCACGATCCCGGCGCGGATCGAAGAGTAGTTCACCTGGCTCAAGTCGCCGGTGAGCAACTCGTAAGGGATGCGGAAGCCGGCTGCGATGATATGAAGCTGCGCTCGCAGCCATTCGCTCACGCCGGCGGTCGCCGCCGGCTGATTGAACTTGATGTCCTTTCCGCCACGCGCATAGGCGATCAGGCCCGGCTCGAACTGCTCGATCGTCTTGCCGTCGGCGTCCACGACCGAGGGCGCCACGCCCTGGTCGGCGTCGTCGGCACCCATGACAATGCCGACGAGGCAGGCTTCCGTCTTCTTTCGGACGAGCTCGGCGTTGGTCCAATCGTCGAGGTCGCGGAGCGCGCGCATGACCGGCGCGCCCCAGGGGACGCCGCGTTGCTGCACGCGATCGCGCTTGAAGAGATGGATCACGCCGTCCGCCGGAACGCGAACGGACGCGACGCTGCGCGACAACGGCACCGCGATATCGCCCGGATGGTCCGGGAACAGCCAATAGGCAACGCGCCGGCCGAGCGGATCGTATTCGATGCCCCGGATCGTGCGGCTGCCGTCCGGCCGTCCGTCGATTTTCGACTCGTCGAGATGGTCGGCCTCATTCAGCTGGATCTGCAGCGGGACCGGCAGGCCGTCGCTTGCCCGGCGGATGCGGCGCCGGGCGAAGATGTCGCCCGCCTCGACCATTCCGGACACCGCAAGCGTCGTCAGCCCATGAAAGTCGCTGCGGCCGTCCGCGTCGCAAACCTTCGACCATTCCGCGAAGAGATCGTTGATCCTCTTGTCGAGCGCCTCGTCGCCGCTGGCCGCGCGCGGGCAGATGCCCGAGCCGACGATGTTGCTGACCCAGGCGCTCACGGCCTTCGCCGCGTGGGGGTTGTTGCGCACGAGATCGCGCATGCGGTTGCGCAGAACCGCGCCGGCCGACGCGATCTCGGCGTCGGCGGAGGCGCCGCTCGAGCGCCAGCCGTCGGTGCGCCGGCCGGCGGCGGCGCCGTCATAGGCGCGCTTCGCGAGGCCGGCGAACGCTTGCCGCGCGACCAGGCGCTTGACCGCGGCTCTCGGAGCGATGACCGCCACCGCGCGATCGAGGAGCGACGGCGTGGTAAAGGAACTCGCCCGGTTCATCGATCGCCACGGCCGAACGAGGCGAAGCCGGCGATCGGGCGTGAATTGCCGTTCGCGGCGTTGATCGCGCTCTCGATGGTCTGCATGCGTTTCTTCAGATCATCGGCCGATGCATATTCGACGGTCTTGCCGTCATAGCTGACGCGAAGCGTGCCGCTCGCATAGGCCGCCTTCAGCGCATCAAGCTCTGCCTGCGTCCAGCTCATCTCAGCCATCCTCTGCCGGCGTCGCGGCCGGGAAACCAGTTCGAACGCCGCTTCTCGCCGGCCTTTGCCGGCAGATGCACCTGTCCGGCCTGCTGCTCCTTCGGCCGATCGTCCGCGACCTGCCGCTCGAGCGATTGCCACTTCGCTTCGGTCCAGCGATCGATGCCGAGCAGCCACGCGGCAGCGCGGGCATAGACGCGGCAATCGAGGGCCTCGTTGCGCTCGCGCATCTGCCGCCATTCCAATTTCGAGAAGCCGCGCCGATCACGGACCGTGACGAGCTGCTCGGCCGTAAGCTGCTTCACCCACTCGGCCGTGATGCCCGCCGGCAGGTGCACGAAGCCGTCCGGAAACGCGATCCCGTCGGCAAGCTCTTCGTCGGTGGGGCGATCAAGCCGCAGGAAACGATAGGTCTCGGATTTGAAGACCGCGACCGAGACCTTCCACAACTTCACGCCGCGGCGGATTTTTCGGCCGTCCTCCGTGGCGTCCACATAGCTCGGACCATCGACCGGTGTTGAACGATCGAATCCGTCGATGCCCTTGACGGCAACCGCGACTCCCGCACCGAACCTCCGCACCCAGGAATAGACCTGCGATGTCGATCGGCCGTCGCCGGAATCGATGGCAAGGCGCGCGATCCGCATGAGCGCGCCGCTTTCGTGCTCCCAGGTCGCGCCGAGGAGCTTCGTGAGGGTGTCCCAGACGGTGCTGCCGGATGTGTCGCCTTCGAGGACGACGTGATCGACAAGCCAGCTTTCGAGGCCGCGGCCCCAAGCCCAGACATCAACCTCGATCCGCTCGTGCTGAACGTCCGCGCCGGCGGTGAGCACGAGCGCGCCGCGCGGCACGGTCTTGAGCGCATGATCCTTTGTCCGCTCGTAGAGGCGTTGCCAGTCGGGCGCTTCGCCGCGCTCCTGCCAAGTCTCGCCGAGCAGCGTGTTCTTCGCCGCCTTCAAGGCGGCGTCGTTGCCCTGCGCCGCCTCCCACTCGCGACCGATCTGCGCCCATGAGAGCCAGCCCACCGGAGAATAGAGCCCCGAGATGTGGAAGCCGATCACATGAGGATCGGTGCATTCGGCGGTCGCACGCCACTCGCCGCCCGCCAGCATCGCGGTCTTGTGGTGCTCGGCAATGCTCCGCTCGCAGTTCTCGCAGATGTACTCAGCCGTCTCCGGACGGCCTTTCTCCCAGCGCAGCCGCTCGAACTTGAGCCACTGCATGAACCGGCAATGCGGGCAGGGGACGAAGTAGCGGCGACGATCCGAGGCCTCGTATTCGCGCTCGATGCGGGAGAGGCCGCGTATCGTCGGCGTCGAGACCATGAACACCTTCCGGCGATGCCCGAAGGTTCTCGTGCGCGCTTCGGCTAGCGCCACGGGATCGCCTTCGCCTTCGACATCGCCCGGATAGGCGTCCACCTCGTCGAGGAAGAGCCAGCGCGCCGGCATCGACCGGAGGCCGACGGCGCTGTTCGCGCCGGTAAGGACGAGCTGCCCGCCGGCAAAGCGCTTCGCGAGAACGGTGTTTCCGGAATCGCGCATGCGCGCCGGCATAACGATGCCACGCAGCTCGGGGCTCTCCTCGATTAGCGGCTCGATGCGTTGCTGCGAAAGCCGCTTCGCGAGATCGGTGGTCGGCTGAACGGCGAGAAACGGTCCCGGGGCCTGATGAATGCAATAGCCGATCCAGTTGTTGCCGGATTCGGTGGCGCCGACCTGCGCCGCTTTCATGAACACGATCTTTCGCGCCGGATGCGAGGGCGACAGCGCGTCCATGATCGCGCGCATGTATGGGGTGCGATCGGTCCGATAGCGGCCCGCCTCCGAGGAAGCGCGCGAGGAAAGGATGCGATGGCGATCCGCCCATTCGGACACGGTCAGCGCCGGATCGGGCGCGAGACCGCGCGCCCAGGCGCGAATGATGTCCGCCTCCCCCTCATAGGCCTCACCGGAGTTCGACCCGGAGGTCCGAGAGCTCGGCGAGATGCCGTCGGACATGCTTTTCCAGAACCGTTTCCATCTGATGCGGATCGACGCGGAGCTCGTTCGCCATCAGGGCGGCGACGCGTGCGGGCCATTGCACCCATGCGTCGCGCTCGCGACGCGCCAGGCCGAAGACCGTGGCGACGGCGCGCGCCCGATCGACAAGCTCACCCTTGATCTTCGCGAGCCGGACGCTGCGCTCCTGCGCCTTGATCACCTCGTTCGCGGTGCGAGCGCGCAGGAAGGTCACGTCGCCTTCCGACCTTTCTCCGGATTCGCGGAGTGTCTTCTGAACGGTATCCAGCGCCGTGCGCGGGACCGCCTTTTCCTGACCGGGCTCCCGCGCCGACTTCTCCGCCATGGGCGCATGACGGCCGCGCTGCTGCGCCGGATCGGTGCGCGCGGCCCAGTCGCGATCGGCCTTCTCGGGGTCGATCGTGCCGTCGGGTTCGAGCGTGATCCGGCCCGCGGCAATCGCCTTGCGAACGGCGTTCTCGGCCACCCCGCGGTGCCGCGCGTAGGCCCTGCGGGAAAGACCCATGCTGCTCCAGCGCTCCCGATATGCTCGAAATTCCAGTGACTTGGCAGTTGCTCTCCTGCGCGGGTCGAGCCTGAGTGACCCCCGTCAAACGGAGGGCAATCCATGCCGAAAGTTCATCCGCCAAGCGAACGCGATGCCGCGATCATCGCGAATGCGGTCCGGTTCGACATCGCGCTCTTCATTGGTCGCGGCAAGTACGCGCACGCTTCCGCGCGAACCTTGGCCGAAGCGCGGAACGACGCCGCGCCCGCTCTCGAGGCCGAACATCCCTACGGGCGCCGCGCCCTGATTTACGCCGTCGACGCCGATGGCCGCTCGGCGCTCGTCACCGACGACATTCCAACCGAAAGCAAGGAGAGTTCGATGAAGACCTATGCCAAGAAGTTCAACGCACAGCGGGCCGCGAAGGCCGCCGGCCACAACCTCGATGAAATCGAGGTCGTCAAAGCAAAGGACGGCTTTGCCTGGCGCCTGAAGAAGCAGCCAAACGGCCGAAGCGAAGCGCGCGACGCGAGGCTCGTCTCCGATCCTTCACGGGAGCCGCGGGCAAACGGCGAACCGCACTCCGCAGCGCCCAAGCGCCCGCTCGGCAAGCGCGCGCAAATCGAGGCCGACGCCCGCGCCGGCAAGCTGCCCGCGCCGCCGGATTTCAGCGCGGAGACGCACAAGCGGTTTCGCAACAAGCTTGCGAACGTGATCGAGCTTGCGAAGGCCGGCGACCTCAACGGCCTGCGCACCTTCGAGATCAACCCGGTCAGTTCAAGCCCGAAGGCGATCAAGCGTTACCGCGATCTCTGCATCATGGCGCTTGAGGCGCAGGCGGCGCGCTAAGGCCGCGCCGGCCCAGCTACGTTCCAGAACAACACGCGGCCCGGCCCCCTCCGGGCCGCGCATAGCTCCCAGGCCTTCGCGTCGTAGTGCGGATCGGACGGAAACGGCGGTCTGCTTCGTGCCTCTCGCCCGAACGGAAGCGGGTATTCATGGATCACGGCTCCGGCGACGTCGGTCGGGGACAAGGCGCGTCCGATCCGGACCACGTGCCGGCGCGCCGCCGGCCAGGCACGGGCAAGGCCTCGCGCGAGAACCCCCGAGCCGGCTGCACACCAGACTTCATCCGGCTCGATGGCGAGCGAGCCCGCCGCATGTGCTATTGCCTCGATCACGAACTCGGCATCGACACCAAACGGCACGAGGGCGGCTCGCGTTCGCTCGCAATATTCGCGAGCACGAGCCTGAACGACCGACAGGTAACCCGGCTGGACGGTGATGACCTTGGCGCCGAGGCGCGCTGCTTCAAGTGTTCGCGGATGCGGACGAATCCGATGCGCCACGAAAATCGTCGCCCGCTTGTCGAGCTGCCGCGCGACCGTTGCCAGCGCCGTCTGCGCGCCGCCCTCCACCGGGCTCGCGTAGACGGCCTCGTCCACGCCGGCGAAAAATGTGCCGATGAATCGTGCCTTCGTCCCGCCGGGATAAAGATCGTCCCGAACCACGAGAACGCCGTCGTGCTCGGCCAAAACTGGAATGGTTGCAGGGGCCGGAATCGAACCGGCTACCTCGCGGATATGAGCCGCGCGCGCTGCCAATGCGCTACCCTGCTTCAAGCGTCGTCTCCTTGCGCGATCTCGCCGAACTCCACGGCGCCGCACGCCTCCGTCGCCTTGCGGGGATCGCCTTTGACGAAGACCATCACGTTCTGATGCGTGCGGCCGAGCTTGCGCGAGACTTCGAATTGCCGCCCCACGCGCACGGGCAGCGATCCGACCGCCGTAACCAGGATGGCATCGTTGTAGAGCCGCGCGCCGGCGGCTTCGAAGGCCTCAACCGTGCGGCCGGGCAGGTTCACGTAGCAGCCGTCATCGTCGCGCACGTCGCCGACAATCCAGACCGCAAACCGATCATCACGGAGCCGCGCTAGGGTGTCGCGAATGATCGTGCTGTAGGCAGCGAAAAAATCTTCGCGCTCCATGTTCGACAAGTCGGCCGGATCGTCCGAATAGCGCTCAAGGTTCCAATAAGGCGGGCACGAGAAGATCAGGTCGGCTTCGATGTCGGCGGCGAGCCGTGCGATCTCGCGCGCATCGCCCTGACGCCATTCAGGCTCAGGACCGTCGGCGAGATGCAATTGGGCGATATTCGCCGCCACCTGTTCAGGGCGAAGCTCAATGCCGACGTAGCGGCGCCCAAGCCTCGACGCAACGATGCCGCGAACCGAACCGCCGGCGAAGGGATCGAGCACGGTGCCGCCCGGCGGGCAGAACCAGCGATAGGCGATCTCGCAAATGACGGGATCGAAGATCGATGTGCCCGATCCCACTTCGAGGATCGCTTGGCTGACCGGATCAAGATCGTCCGCCTCGCGGTCGCCTTTGACGAAGGTCAGATTGCTCATGCCAGCTGCCGGCCGCGGCCGTCGCCTCGGGCCTTGGATTTCGAGTAGTTCGCCGCAGGCAGCGGCGATCCACCCGGCGCCGCTGCTTTCGCCATACGCGCCCGATCGAGCGGACGCGGACTTCCGCCGGGCGCGGCGCCGCGGCCGAGCTCCGAGCGAATGCCGAGATCAATCCAAGCCCGCTTGCGCTCCTGCCACCAGCCCTTGCGCGCATCGAGCACGCTGAATGGTGGAATCCCGAAGCGCTCCGCCAGAGTGGAGGACGACTCGGACGCCGGCGATCCGGCGGGAGGATTACCGGAGCCGCCGGCGTCCTCGCCCCCCGGCAAAGAACTGCCGTCGATCGAATCGAGCATGCGGAGAAGATCGGCGTCGCTGAAGCCGAGCAGGTCGAGATCGAATTCCTCGTCGCGCAGCGCCGCGAGCTCCGCCCGCAGCATTGCCTCGTCCCAGCCGGCGTTCTCTGCGATCTTGTTGTCGGCGATGACGAGCGCCCGTCGCTGCGCTTCGCTCAAATGATCGAGCACGATCACCGGGACCTCGGCGAGGCCGAGCAGCTTCGCGGCGAGCACGCGGCCGTGGCCGGCCACGATCATGTCGTCCGCGCCGATGAGAACCGGGTTGACGAAGCCGAACTCGGCGATCGACGCGGCGATCTGCGCGATCTGATCCTCCGAATGCGTCCGCGCGTTGCGAACATAAGGGATCAGCCGCTCGATCGCCCGGCTCTCGATCTTCTGCTCCATGGATGAAAGCGTCCGTTTCAGCTAGGTTTCAGTTCGGATCATTGGAGGCAATCATGGCTCTGCCCGTCTACGCGATGGATCAGGCAAGCTTCCCCGAAATGTACGAGCGTTGGCTCGTCGGACCGCTCTTCAAGCCGTGGGCCGAAATGACTTTCGACCGGCTCGCGTTATCTCCAGGGGATCGGGTTCTAGACATTGCTTGCGGGACGGGAATAGTTGCACGTGTTGCAAGAGAGCGGCTCGGCGATGCCGGATACGTTCTTGGGGTTGATGTCAGTCCCCATATGTTGGCTGTCGCGCGCTCGGCGGCCCCGAGCATTGACTGGCGAGAAGGCAACGCCAACGCGCTACCCCTGCGCGCCGGTGAACAGTTCGACGTTGTCGTCTGCCAACAAGGGTTACAGTTCTTTCCCGACAAGGCCGCAGCGGCGGGTGAGATGCGCCGAGCCTTGGCGACAGGCGGTCGAATCGCCGTGGCTACCTGGCGCTCCGATGAGGAGATCCCATTCTTCCGGGAGCTACGCAGTGTCGCCGAGCGCCATTTGGGCGCCATAATGGATCAGCGGTACAGCTTCGGCGACGCGACGGCTCTTGAGGCGCTGCTCCGCAACGCAGGGTTCCAGAACGTTCAGTCAAGCTCGTTGTCCCGCACCATACGTTTTGACGACGGCGCCGTGTTCTTGAGGCTGAATACGATGGCCTTCATCGGTATGAGCGCTGCCGGCAAGTCAATGGACGATCAGGAACGCAAACGCGTGGTAGAGGCTATCGTTGCCGAAAGCGCTCCCGTGCTGCAACGTTACAGCGACTCATCGGGGATCGCTTTCGAGGTCAGCACGAATCTGGCGATAGCGAAGGGTTAAGCGCTTCTCGAATTTGAAAAGGCGATGCGCACCCGCGCACCCGAGGGTGCGCACCCAAAGGTGCGCAATCGGATTTGCACTCTGACGCTAGATTTCCATCGCGCCTTTGCCGCCCGCATACGCTCGGCGGCAAAAAGAACCTATGGCCGGCGGGGATGGGGCGGGCGCGCGTCCCGCGATCATGCCAGCAATCATGCCGAAATCTGTTTCATTGTTGAAGCCAAAAGTTCGACGTGTTCTGCGGTTCATGCACCGACTAAAGCAGACCTTCACGCCGTGCTTCGTCGATGATTGCGGTCACGCCTTTCTTGCGAGCCTTCGTGCTGCTCGCGATATGCCTGGAATTGAGCCGGTTTGCAATCGTGATCAGCGACGCAACCCACCGGCGCCATGCCAGGGCACGAGATAGGCCGACGCGCCAGCAGATCGGCTTCCAGCGCACGCCTTCGGCCCGCAGCCACACGATCCGTGCGTCGTCAGGCTCAAGCCATGTCAGCCACGTGAACGTCTCCTCCATGCGGCTGATGGCCTGGGGCGACGGCGCGATCCGCGGCATGCGCGGGATCATAGCCGTATGCCTCGACTGCGGCTCGGATGATCGGCGGCCACGTGCTGAAATAACCGGGCACGCGCGTGTCGGGCAGACGCCGCAACGTGGCGGCTGCTTCCTCGAGGCGGTCCTCGATGTCCTTGGGCGTGTATTTCATTTTGCGTGTGCCTCGTTGACCAGCTGGGAGAGAATGGCCGCATAGCCGGCAATGTCCTTGATGCTGTCGGCATGGGACCAGTTGTGGCTGAGCCGTGCGAGTTTCACGCCCACCATGCACAGGGCGACCTGCGCAGGGTCGACCTCGAAGCTCAAGATCACGGTCCAAATGCGGGCGATCTCGTCGAACAGCCGGGCGGGAGCGCCGTATTGATCCTCGCGATCGGCGAGAGTGAGGGCAAGATCGTCGAAGAAGTCCTGCCTTTCCATGCTCATGCTCCGATACGATTAACGATCGCCCAGTCGAGCAAGGCGAGCGCATCGGCCTCGTTGTCGTCGGCGGGCGAATGTCCGCGCGCGCGGACAGCCGCGACCACCTCTTCCTTCGAGGCGTTTCCCTTGCCGGTCGCGTGCCGCTTGATGGTCGCGACCGGCACGCCGAGATACGGCACGGCGTTGCGCTCGCACCACGCGGTGAGGTGGGCGAGAAAGCCGCCATAGACCTGCGCCGCGAGCGTGCCGGCATGCGCACGGACCTCTTCGAACACCACGACGCCGAATGGACCCGATGCTTCGGACGCGTCGCCCAGGAAGCGCTCGAAGCGAAGGAATGCCATGCCGGCGCCTTCGAAGCGGCCGGGCCTGAACTCGCTCACGCCGGATGCGATACGACCCGAGCGAGGAAGCACGGCCCATCCACACCGCGAGCCGAGATCAAGCGCGAGGATCGCGCGCGGCGGGAGCATCGCGACGCGTGCCGTCGGCGGCGGCTGAATTGGTTCGGCAAGGGCTATGGCAAGCATAGTTCCTCCAAATCGTTCAGAACGGGATCTCGTCCCCGCGCGACCAGTCGATCGGTGCTTTGCGCCGGATGCCCGTGACGGCCGCGCCGGGGAATTTCTGTTTGACCGTGAGGACGCCCTCGCCGAGCGCCTCGATCAGGATGGCGACCTCAGCGACGGTGAACACGCGACCTTCGCGCGCGACGTGGTGGGCTTCCTCTTCGCAGCGAACGAGCGAGATGATTTCGCCGGTCGAAGGCAGCACGCATTCCCAGACTTCCGGCGCGAGCGGCTTCGCGCCGGCTTCGTCGGCAGCGCGGTCAAGCGCCGCCCACGCGCGCCGCATGCCTTCGACCTGGGCGGTGACGAAGCGCTCTTCGCCGGAGCGCAGCGCGGCATCGAGCCGATCCTTCTGCTCGTCGAATTTCGCGCGGAGGAAATCCGAAACGAGAAGGCGCAGGCGGCCGACGCCCCACTTGCGCTCCATCGCAAGCGCCACCTGGTCGAGGCCATCGACCATCGCCTGGATGCGATAGGCGGACGGCGCCATCGCATCGGCGATCAGGCTTAAGGCCCGTGCCGCGCGTCTAATGGCGCGACCCCGGAACCCGATGCGCGCGCCGCCGCGCAACGGCGGCGACGCGCATAGGGGGTATGGGGGTTCTTCGCTTCGCCGACCTTCGCCAACCTCCGCCAAACGAAATCAAACACTTGGCACATGCAGTTTCGCATCTGCGCCGTCTCCTTCGCCAACCTTCGCCTCAGTCAAATCAATGGCTTAGCCATGCCTTTTTCGCCGCCCTGCCGTCGTTGATCACAGCGATCGCAGCACCTTCAGCCCCACCTTGTTGTTCTTTCGGTCGTATTCCTCGGTCGTGATGATCCCGTTGTTCATCCAGTCCGTGATCAGATCGGCGGCGGCTTTCTTCGACATTCCGTACTGTCGCTGGAGGTAGTGACCGAGGTAGCGCGCGCCGCCTTGCGAGGCGTGGCTGAACGGCGACTTACCTTCGTTGAAGCGCCGATCGACCTCTTTCAGGACTTCGCGGGCTTGCGCGATCGAAAACGTTTGCTCGGGTGTGCCGCCGTCCGGCTCTGCTTCGAGCTGGACCAGCAGCCCACTCTCTTCACGCGTGTAAGTGTGGGCGTTGTGGTCGGCTTCGTCGTTTGCCTTCACGACGGCGCCGCGGACGATGCGCCCGCGCTCGAACGGGATCTGAAGCGTGTTGCAGATTGAGCGCGCAGCGTCGTCGTCGAGCTTCCAGAGCGCGTAGGCAAGGCGAGCGCCGTCAACGAGCGCGGTGGTCCCGCGGATCGCCTCGCGCGCGTCGTCGCCGTCGGCGATGCGGAGCATGCCATCCTTGCGCATGTGATGGGTGAGCAAGACCGTGGCGCCGGTCGCGGTCGCAAGGTCTGCCATCGCAGACCACAAGAACTGTGCGGCAGCGGGATCGGCGTTAACGTCGGCAAGAACGAACGCCTGCAACGGATCGACGACGACGAGCCGCAGCTCCGGCAATTGGACCAGCTGGCGCTTGAGGTCGTCAAAGAACGGCGTGCGCGCGAGCGCCTTGCCGTTGGTCGCGATCAATGGGCGCGGGCCGCCGGCGTCCGGCAGCGGCAGCACGATCAGCCGCTTTGGATGGCGCAGCCGGCGTGCGGTCGGATCGATGCGGTTGAGACGCCGATGCACGGCGTCGAAGCTGTCCTCGGCGGTGACGACGACCGCGGTTCCTTCGATCGCGATCCTTCCGCCGAGAATCTTGCGCGGCTGTTCGAGCCCGGCGACGCCGGCCGCGATCTGAAGCGCAAGATCGAGCGCGAGATAGCTCTTGCCGAGGCCGCCCATGGCGGCGAGCAGGGCCGCGACGCCGAGCGGGATGGTGCCGCGGCAGAGCCACGCGATCGGCTTTGCCTCGCCGGCGTAGCGCTCGGCGGTCCATCGCAGGAGATCGATGCCTAGCGCCGATTCATCTTCGACCGCGTGTTCCGGGTTCGGGATGGCCCACTTGCGGCGCCCGCCGGCGCCACTTCGACTGTAAGGTGCCCGCGCAGGAGCGAGCGGTCGAGCAGCCATCGCCGGCACGCGATCATGGCGGCGTCGAGCCTTTACTCCGAGCCGAGAGAGTCCTAGGGACGCCGGATAAAGACGAGCGTTCTGCGAGTGAAGTCGCTGAGCTCTGCGTCGTTGATAAGCTCGGTCGCGTATGCGGCGTTGGTGTCGTGATGAAAGCGATTCGCGTAATCTAACAGGGCGCGGAGTTCCGCGGCATCGGCCGCGCTCATAATCTGTTGAGGAGTAGCGGCACGATCTGCACATTGCCGCTGAAATGGGCCAAGCAAGGTTCCGGGTGGGAAATGTGGGGCATAGGCAACACGACAGAATGCCTCCAGCATCGGCCTTAGCGATTCGGCGACCTGCCGGGCCTCACTCGGATCAGCTTGCTGAAGGTAAGCCTCGGCAGCACGGTACCGCCGATCGTGTTCTGTCACCATCGCGGCGTTTACATCCCAGGACGCTAGCGTCGATCCAGCGCCCGAACGCCGAACCTCTAACGCTGTCTTAGGCAGCTGTTGGCACTTGTCCCATACGCCAAGAAGAAACGGTTTCGAGTGCGAAAGCACGATCATGGCCGCCACCTCTCGAGCCAAGCGGTCAATCTCCTGAACCGTATGCAGCGTGCGGTGCTCGTCGAGGCTCGTGATGGGATCATCGATCACGACAATCTTTTGAGCGCGGTTAGGGTCGTTTTGCAGGCTGGCGAAGAAAAAGGCCAGAGCCAGCGTATTGCGGTCACCGGCGCTCAGCGTGTTGCGAAAGCACGGAGTGCCAGAGTTGCCAGTCAAGGGAACAGAATGGCCATCAATCTGCAGCGTATAATTGGCGACGGAGCCGCCGCGCGTATTTGCTGGATCGACTTGTCGCACACGGAAGCTCGCATTGAACCGCTGAAGGAACTCGTTGATGGCGACGCCGTAGGCAGGAAATGCAGCTTGGCGGTGCTGATCGAGTGCTGCTCTCGCGTTAGTGCGACGCTGTTCTGTGGCGGCTTTCGCCGCCTTCTCTGCGAGATAGGCTTCGCAAAGGGGGGCAATTGATGGATCATGCCGCGCTTGCACCGCTTTCAAGTTGACCAGGTCGCTCGTCAATGTCGCAATGTTGGCTTCGCGGGCTTGTTCTTTCACCGTATCCAACTGTGGATTGGCTGCCGCGAGTTGATCCGAGAGTTCGCGAATCCGGTCACACTGATTGTTGTGGTCGGAAATTGCACGTTCCGCATCCGCTGGCACCGTCACTGCATCGAGCGGTGCAGCACGTTTCGCCTCAATTAAGCGCTCGACGTGTTCTCTCGCCATCTTCCAAGTGCGCGCAATCGCGGCCGTGTCGATTTCTACAGCGGGAACGTCGGCTAGGGCTTTCCAGAAGGCATGCCGCTCCACCGTTTCACGAACGCTGCGCTCAAACGCTGCGGGGATATCCCCGGCGTGGATCGTCCGAAAGGCGCGGCCAGCGTCCGTGATCTCCCGTTTCAATTGGTCGTAGGCGTCAGCGAAGTAGGCTCGATAGTGGCCAAAGAGGCGAGAGCTTCCTAAATCTTGGGCGCAGAACGGGCATTCGTTTAGGCCCTGCTCAGACAAGTGATCAGCGAGGTTCATTCCCTTGCTGACCCAATCCTCTCCCCCTTGGCCGAGACGATGCAGATGCGTGTGGACGCGTGCCAAGGCCTCGGCGTCGAGGTCCGCCACGCCTTTCGCCAATAGAACACGGAGCGCCGCCAGGTCGATTTTCGGTAAGGAAATCGGCGGGAACGTGGGCATTGCCGCCACTCTTTGGGCATCCCGCGCCGCCGCCAGGCGCCGCTCTGCCTCGTCAATCCGCCGCGGCAGGTCCGCCACCTCGGCCAAAGCGCAAAAAGCATCAACGGATAAATTTCCTCGGGCCTGTGCTGGGATCGCGTTTTCAAGCTCCCGAAGTTTTCTATTGTGGTCCTCAATGCGATCCACTTCCTTCTGCAAAACCCGTGCAAGCGCTATGCCTTGGGCGCCAACAATGAGTTCGTGGAGGTTCTGTCGGTGCGTTGTGTCGACTTCGATTCCGGAGCACACATTCTCGGCGACGAAGGTATCGTCAAACACCACGATTTCTGGGGCGGTGCGATTCCATGCTTCGTTCTGGAAAACGGCAGGTGCTTCAGCTCCAACATCGATCACGACATGCGGGCGCTGCTGCGTCCCGAGACGGGCGCGTTCCACAACAAGGTCCGTCCGTCCCGACGCAAGCGATCGCAGGACTGCAGCTAGCGTCGTCTTACCGCGTGCATTCTCAGCGTAGATAACTGTTAGTCGCCTGAAGGGGAGTTGCGCGCCAGCATCGACATTATCGAATTTGCCAACATTACGAAGCAGAATGAAACGTTGGACCATGCCTAATCTCCATGCATGAAGGGGGCATTAGCTTCGCGCACGCGACTCGCATTCTCTGGCACCGTGAGATATTTCGACAAGTTGCTAACTAAACGCATGTTCTCCACTCAAGTAACCAGCATGCCCGCAACGGCGGCGCACGAGCTTGGCCACGCGATCTTCGACATGCCGGCCGCGGTGGCGAAGGGCGCGGCGCGCGCCTTCCGCAGCGGCGCGATTGCGGCGCGGGACGCCGCGCCGATCGATTGGCGGGAATGGCGCGCCGACGAGTTCATGGGCGCGTTTCTGGCGCCGCGGCGGCAGCTGGTGCGATCGTTCGCCCGCGAGGCTTCCGCGATCGGCGCGGCGATCCGATGGAAGGTGATCGACGAGATTCCGACCCCCTACGTCGCGGCAAACGTTGCGGGTTGGCCGGCGATCGACGCGATCGCCGGCGCGCTGGCCGAAGAGTTCGGCGTGACGAGCGCCTTCATCGGCGTGCGCCTCCGCAAGTACGGGCTCGTTGGGTGAAGGAGGCCGCCATGGCATTCGGCTTGACGGTCAGGGCGAAACGGACCGAGCAGGGCATCGGCCTCAACGACTTCGCCGAGCGCCTTGGCGTCTCGCCCGCTTATTGGTCGCGCGTTGAGCGCGAACAGGAAAAGCCGCCGCGCGACGAGTTGGTCGAGCGCGCCGCGGCGATCCTGGGCGTGCGCATGGACGATCTGTTCGTCGAGGCAGGGCGCCTGCCGCCCGACATGCGGGGCGACCTCAAGCAGGTGGTGCAAGCGTATCGACGCTTGCGCCAGCAGGTCCGTCAATGAGCAATCGGGGGCACACCGGACATGCAGCTTCCGCCGCGATCCTTCCATTCCCTCACCGAGATCGCGATCCGCTGGTCGGTGACGCCGTTCGACGTGATCGGCTGGTCGACCGACGGATTGCTCGCGCTTTCGATCGCTTTGCCGCCGGTGAAGACCGGGCCATCCGAGACGTTGTCGGGGCTCGCCGATGTCGAGGCCGCACATCTGTTGCCGCTGTTCCGAAGGGACGGAGCGCCGAGCCCTACGCTCGCGATCCGCCGGGTGAAGGCCGGCGACGACTTCCGATGGATCGTCGATCCGGCCGAGGGCGTCGCGATCGCCGCCGCGGATGTGCTGGTCAGGCGGGCGGAGGTCGAGCGCTTCGAGCGGCAATACGGGTTCTTCAACGGCTTGCATGTGCCGGAAAGCGACGCCGCCACGGCAGCGCGACGCCGCGGCGGCCCGGGCGTTCCGCCACGGCACGATTGGGATGCGTTCTATGCGGCGCTTGCGCGACGCATTCATGAGCACGGCGTGCCGGCGACGCAGGCCGAGCTCGTCCGCGAAATGGTGGCCTGGTTCGAGGACCGCGACGTTGAGCACGCGCCGGACGAAAGCACGATCAGAAAGAAGATCACGCCGGTTTGGCGAGAGTTGAGCCGTCCCTGAACTTCTACGGCTCCACCAGCGAGTAGCTCGTGCTGCGCCCGCCGCCCGGCTCCTTGCGCAGGATGCCGCGGGCAACGAGATCGTCGATGTCGCGCAGCGCCGTATCCTGCGAGCACTTTTCGACCTGCGCCCACTTGGATGTCGTGAGCTTGCCTTCAAAGCCGTTCAGCAGGCGATTGAGCATGTCGCGCTGCCGATCATTGAAGGCCGCGCCGGCGTGCTTTTCCCAGAAGCGCGCCTTCCTGAACACATTGGCTAGCGTGCGCTCGGCTCGGTCGAAAGCTCGATCCAGGCAACCGAGGAACCATTCCAGCCACGACGTGATATCGAGATCGCCCTTCTGCGTGCGTTCGAGGATATCGTAGTAGGCATTCCGCTCCTGCCGGATCTGCGCCGACATGCTGTAAAAGCGCTGCGCGGTGCCTTCGGACCGCGCGAGCGCCATATCGGCGATTGTGCGTGCGACGCGCCCGTTGCCGTCGTCGAAGGGATGAATGGTGACGAACCACAGATGCGCCACGGCGGCCTTGAGCACCGGATCGACGGCGGCCTCGCCGTTGAACCAATCAAGAAACGCCTTCATTTCCGCAGCAAGGCGCGGCGCCGGCGGCGCCTCGTAGTGCACGCGCTCGCGTCCGATCGGCCCGGAGACGACCTGCATCGGACCCGACGCGTCGTCGCGCCAGCCGCCGACCGTGATCCGCTTCATGCCGCTGCGGCCGGTCGGAAACATGGCCGCGTGCCAGCCGAACAGCCGCTCCGCGGTCAGCGGTTCGCTGTATTTTTCCGTGGCGTCGAGCATCATTTCCACGACGCCCTCGACGTGCCGCTCCGAGGCGGTGAGCCCGCCGATGTCCATGCCGAGACGGCGCGCAATCGAGGAGCGCACCTGTTCGCGGTCGAGGATTTCGCCCTCGATTTCGCTGGACTTCAGAACTTCCTGGGTGAGGTTCTCGAGGGTCGCCTCGCTGCGCAGGGGAAAGCCCAAGGCCTCCATCCGACCGATCAGCCGGCCTTGGCGATGGCGAACCGCTGCCAGGCGATCGGCCAAGCGGTTCCGATCCCAGCGGAACTTGGGCCAATCGGGCAGCGCATGGATGTAGGTCGGCATTCTCCGCATCATCTGCGGAGAATATGACCGCTATTCGCCGCATGTGCAAGGGTATTCGCCGCATATTTTGCGGAGAAAGGATGCGTTTATCACCGCACGGCGGCGACGGAACCGGCCGCTTGTGGCCCGCTCGGCCCAGCCGCGGCCGTGTCAACGAGCCTGAGCTTGGGACGCAACACCTCTCCGACTTGGTCAAGGCCTGCACGAAGCGGGTCATCATATAGATGTGCGTAGCGGAGCGTTGTCTGCGCCTGCGTATGGCCGAGCAGCCAGCCGACCATCGGCAGCGTCATGCCGCCCGATACAAGCAGCGAAGCAAAGGTGTGGCGCAGATCGTGAATGCGGGCATCGCCAAGCTTCGCCTTCGCGCGCACGCCTTCCCAGAACGTCTGCATTTCGCGCAACGGGTTGCCCTTGATCTCGCCGGGAAAGACCCACGGGCAATCCGCAGGCACGCTTGCGCGGATCGCGCGCAGAAGTTCAACCGCGGCCCGCGAAAGCGTCGCGCGATGAAGCCGGCGCTGCTTCGTGGTGGCAGCGGGCTTGGTCCAGATGCCGTTCTCAAGATCGAACTGCTCCCAGCGCGCATTCATCGCCTCGCCACGGCGCGCGCCGGTGAGCAGGATCAGCCGGATGACGTTCGCGCAGCGGCGATTCGGATGCTCGGCGAGCACGTCGGCAAGGCGCTTGATCTCGTCGGCCGAAAGAAACCGATCGCGCGGGATTTCGGGAAAGCGTGAGAAGCCGACGACGGGATCGTCCGGCCGCATCTGCCAGCGGATCGCAAGGTTGAACATCTTGCGGAGGATTTCGCCGACGCGGTTCGCCCGGATCGGCGTCGGTTTGAACGGCCCCTTCATCGCCGGCCGGCGCGAGTTGACCTTCGGCGGATGCTTGCGCGGTCGCGGTCGCCCTTTGGCAATCTTCGCGAGCAGCCGATCGACATCTTCGGGGGTAATATCGGCGACCTTGCGGGTGCCCCATTCCGGCTCGACCAGCTTGCGCAGAAGCGAGGTCCGATCGCTGAAGCTCCGCGGCGCGAGATTGACCGCGTGCTCCTTGAGGTAGCGATCGATCAGATCGGACATGGTCGGCGCATGGCGTTGCTCGATGCGCCTGCCGAGCGGATCATTGCCGATGTCCACTTCCCGTTTGAGCCGTTTGGCTTCCTCGCGCGCAGCGGTCACCGACCAGTCCGGCCACGAGCCGATGGTGAAATGACGCGCGCGGCCTGCGATCCGGTATCGGAGGACGAACGCGCGCCTGCCCGAGCGATAGACGCAAATCGCGAATCCCGTCACTTCGTCGTCGTAGACGAGGACGTCGCGATCGAGCTCCGGTACCATCGCCTTGATGGTGCGCCCGGTCAGATGTTGCTTCATGCCTGTCACTGAGCGGTGAGCCTTCGCGGCAGGCAAGATGCTCTTTTCGAAGCAGCGGCGCTGAGGCGGAAAGGGGCGGCGAGGGGCGGAAACCGGGAGAAGCCTCCGATTACCAGGGTGTTGAAGTGAACCATCTCCAGCGAGCCATTGACGTTTTCTTGTCGCCCATCAATGTTCAACAAATAGGCGGGTCACTGCGTAGCGGGGGCCGCCTCCTGACTCGCTCCCTTCCGGAAGCGAGGACGACAACATGGTTAAGTCCAAGATTCAAAACCTAGCGTCGCTTGAAGCGGAGATGCGGACGGTTGCGCGCCGCGAGCGACCCGCTCCCGCCGATGCAGCCAAGCCAAGCTTCAATTCGGTCGATGCTTTGGTTCGGTTGTTGACGCCCGAAAACCGTCAGCTGCTTGCGCTCATTCGTGATCGCAAACCCGGATCGGTGGCCGAACTGGTGCAGATGACGGGACGCGCGCAGCCCAACCTCACGCGCACGCTTGCAAAGCTGGAGGCGGCCGGGTTCATCAAGATGAAGTCAGTCGGCCGCCGGAAGGCGCCAAGCGCCGCGATCAAGAAGATTGTCGTCGAGATCGACCCGTTCTCCGAGAATGATCGATTGCGCGTGGCCTGATCGAAGCTGAGGCGGGCAACGAGTTCGACTTGAAGATCACGACCTTCAGGTTCTTACACATATTGTCGGCGCCCCAGGCTTGGCAAACCGCTGGCGGACAAACGATTTCAACTCCGCAATACGTCCGCCGCCGTAACGGAGTCGTCATCCGGCGGATGCTGTCGAATGCGGTTGAGTGCCGTTGAATGCGGCGAAGAAATCCAACGACTTCAATCGCTTGTGCCGCAAGTCGTTGAATTCTCTGGTCTCTCGTTCTCTGTTTGTTCGCCGCTCATAACCTGAAGGTCGTAGGTTCAAATCCTACCCCCGCAACCAAATCCGCCCGCTAGGCCAAAGGCTTAGCGGGCGTTTGCGTTTGGGCGCCTCGCGCCGGACGCGACCGAGTCAACAATGAGTCAACAAAATCCAAGGCGGCGAATGGCGGGACGCGACGTGCATTGCCCGCGCGCCGAGCGAGTGAAGCCTCCGCAAGTTGCGCACGGCGGACTTCAAATGTGCGCGGGGAGACCTCAAAATGTCGGCCTACTACTCTCGGGGGTCATGTCATGGCGAAAGGGCGTCCAACATTTATTTCGTACTCGCGCCCGCCGCCGCTCTGCCGTCGAGTATTCGCGTACCGAAAGCATTCAAATTTGAATAGTGACCATTTTGATACGTGGGGGTGCTCATGAGCCGAAGCAAAGCAAGTGGATACAGCTTGACCAACAGAGACGCCTCTATCGTCCTGGGCATGGTCGCTCGCGGAGATCGCGACCATGACATTGCTGCTTGGTTCGGGGTCAACCAAGGGCGCATCGCCGAGGTTAAGGACGGCAAATTTGGATCGATCAGCGCTGCGCCGGCTCACGAACTGCCCCCGAAGGGGCCACCGGGCGTGAAGGGAAAGCGACTGCGTGCCGCCGCCGGTCGAGCGTTGGAAATACTATCAAGCGAAGGCAGTCAGGGGACTGCCAAGGCCGTCGAGGTCTTGCAACAGGGATTAGAACGCTACGACGCCAATGAAGCTTGACGTCCATTGCTCATGCTACTCGAACCGGGATAATCAGTTCGCCGCTCCAAACTGCGACGACAGGGCGGAATCCAAACTAGACGCGGATCACTACCTGCTTTCTTGTTCCAGACAAACCATGCATAGCCGGTGGCAGTCGTGGCCCTTTGATCGAGGCGTCCCTTCACCATTGGCACGCGCTCAACGAACTGCGCGAAAATCGCGGGCGGGGTCTTTGCGAAAATGTTCTCATACCGGCCGACGCTTTCGAGAAAGACCGTCCGTGCAAGAATGGCAACGCCTGTCCGGGCGACGTTCAAGGCTCGCAGGACAAAATCTTCTGCCAAACGAAATGGAGGATTGGTAATTACCCAATCAACCGCGTTTGTTTCGTACGGATATGTCAGGAAGTCTCTGATCTTGCCATAATTGTAGTCAAAGGCATCGTACGACTGTACCTCGCGAAAGTACTCTTTGAGCACTCTCGCCATGTGACCGGCCCCACAAGCCGGCTCGAGACAAGTCAACTGGTCGAACTCGCGCGTCCATGGCGTAAGGACATGCTCGAAGAGCGCACGCGTTGCCCACGGTGGTGTCGGAAAATCATCCGGACTATCAGCGGGCTCATTCCGCTGCGACATCACCGCATGTGAGGTATTCTGCATGGCGCCCTCCCATGACGGACATCAGGGGTCAGTCATGGTTTAGGATTGGTTAACGCGGTCTACATCGATTTGGCTGGAGGCGTCCACAACCAGTTACGCCGCCGCCGTCCCCACCCCGTCGAGCCGCGCCCGCACGGTCGTCGCGCCGTTGCCGGCCGCCTTGATCGCAATCCCGATCGGATAGCGGCCGGGGCCGGGCAGGTTGCCCTGCTTGGCGGTGTCGTCCCACGAGACCTTGTCGCCAACGGCGATGACGGCGCTCGCGAGCTTCGGCAGATCGAAGACGCCTTCGGTTGCGATCGTCACCGTTTCCCCGGCCGCGGCGGTCTTGCTCGCGACGCCGAACAGGGCGCCGATCACGACGCAATCGCCGAATGTGACGCCGCCGGCCGGCGCGGCAACAGTGATCATGCGGCCTTCCTGGATGTAGTTCCTCATGGTCATGTTCCTTTCGATGGGCTGATGCGAACCTGGTTGACGCGCGGCGCGGAGGCCGCGGCGATGCGCCGGTCGAGGTCGGCGAGCGCTGCGGCCATCTCGGCGTCGCTCGCATAGGTGACGCGGCGGCCCTCGTATTCGACCGTCCGCCCGCCGGCGAAGCGCGCCTTCAAGAGCGCTTCGCGCATGGCTTCGAGTTCGGGCACGCTTGCCATCACGCGCCCGCGTTGACGTACCAGCCGCGCCAATCGATGAAGCCGGCGCCGCAATCGAGGATGACGCGGATCTCGACGCCATCGATATTCCAACCGGCCTTGGTCTCGACCTGCGGACCTTCGCCTGCGCCCCCGCCTGCGGCACCGGCGGAGAGCGCGCGCCATCGCGCGGCGATGGCGTCGTAGAGCAGCATGACCGACTGGCCGGCCGCGATCGTGAGATTGGCGCCGATCGAGAAGCGGTTGGCTGGCGCGGAGTTGGTATCCTCGTTCGCAAGCAGGATGCCGTTGTTGCCGGC